ATATGCGCTGTTAGAACCGTAAGTAGTAAAGTCTAGTTTAGAATTTCCTAATCCATTAATTGGTCCCGGTACTGTTAATTGACCAGCATTAGAAAGTGATACAGTATAAGTTCCGTTGACAAGAGTAGATGTTGTTGCTATACCTGCACCGCTGCCACCTGTTGCCCAAATTGTTACTGCTCCAGTAGAAGTACTAATTGCAGTACCAGTTCCCGCAGTTATACTAGTAACACCTGTTGTGGCAATTACTTCATTGCCTGCAACACTGATAGTACCATCTGCAGAAACAGTGAAAGGTGTTCCTCCAAAATACACTGTGCTTGTACCTACATATAAACTACGCCATTGGCTTGATGTAGAACCTAGATCATAGGCTAAATCTGAATCTGGTAATACATGCCCAGCGAAGGTTGCACTTTGATCTACTCTACTTAAAAATAATGTTGCGGTTCCGTTATTATAAAAAACATTGTCTGAATAGAACGCAATATTTAGACCAGCTCCTATATGCAATGTATCTCCGCTAGACTGCGGATTGATATAAGGATCACTAGGTCCGATATTAGCATTGATTGATGCTGTGGTACCATTTATACCAAAATTGATATATCCGGAATTATCATTTATCGCACTAAATGCAGCACCTGACCCTGAAGGATTTGTATTCTGTGTTTGAATTACTAATATACCGGGATAATTTTCTGTAACAAGAAGCTGTTTATTAAATGTCATACCATTGCTAGCAAATACAGCTATTGCATTAGAACTGGTAGTTTCTCCAGCATGAAACTTAACTACTTTTCCTGCAGATTGTGTACCAATAATTAAATCAGCATCATTACTGAACATATAGGCTGAACCTGGGGTATGAATACCGTATGGACCAGGTTCAGTGTAATTGCTACTATTAATACCGATATCTAAAACACCTATCCCAGTAGCTGCATTACCATCATTTCGAACAAAAATTAAATCGCTAGTTGCAGTTGTGGCCGCACTGGCATTTTTTATAATTGCCTGTGTATAAAAATCACTATCAGTATCTACACGGATCGAAGTTCCTGCAAGTTCTTGACCCTGATAAGGAAGATTTTGATTAATAATGAATTGACCCTGCTCATTGAATATAAAACTTGATGTGCTGATAACCAACTGAACTTGTTGAAGTTGACTAAACCCCGGTAAACTAGAATCATATATAAAATTAGTAAATTTTTCTGTTTGTAATAGCATACGAGTACTACTATTTCTAGTCAGTATCGATGTGGGTGGTACAAATGTGGCAGTATAGACTTCTCTAGCATCCCACCGCATGTTTGAAATATAACCTTGGAATGGTGCTACTAGATCGTTGTCATCTATTATACCACCTATAGAGAAATTTCCACCACTGTAGGTCAAGGTACTTAAGAAACTAGTGTCAGTGGTATTAATTTGTATCGCACCATTTACAAATAGTTTAAAACTAGAAGTAGAAATTACCGCTGCATAATGTGTCCAATTATTGTAGAGAGAGGCTGACAAGAAACTTAATCCGATATCACCTCCAAAAAATACTCCAGAGTTTGTAAATGTACCTGCAGTAAATGTGGTAAAATCTAAAGTAGGTTGTTGAGCAGACCCTAATGCCCAAGAAGTAAGATCTGTTACAGGATTGGCTATAGTTCTTCTTTCAAACCACTCTAAGGTTGATGTGGTAGTGAATAAATTAAAATGTGACCCTCCACTAACAGAAAGATATGATGATCCATCGAAATAAAAACTACCCACTCCAGCAAAAGGTCCAATGGAACTAAATGTTGACCCATAATTTGTCACTGTTAATCCATTAGGAATTCTTGTGTCCAATTCTAATACAATATCACCCGGTAGTAAAAGGTTCCCAGCAGTGGTTAGTGACGCAGTATATAATCCAGAAGTCAGTCTATCTGTTCGTGCTCGAACATATTGATTACCTAATAATAACTCGTTATCTGCATTATAGGTAAAATTGTTGCCTCCCCAATTGATAGATGTATCTGCAATCGTTAAATTGTTTGAAATAAAAGTTCCAGTAGTGGATATTCTTAATTCTGGATCACTATAATTGGTAAATGTGTTTTTGGCAAAGATACTAACTGTGCTGTTTCGTCCTATATTAATTCCTCTACCTAAATCATCATAGATATAGTTTTGACCATTTTGAAACTGATCACGATTAGCACCACTATTTTGATGAACAATTCTAAATGATCCTGAAATATTATCCTCAAGTTCAATTTCACTTCCGCCCAAACCATAGGTATTTTTTAGACTTAATGTAAGACTTCCATCATCGGCATACTTAACAACGTTGATATCATCTGTACCTTGTACAAATCCCATGTATACCTTACCAGACATTACAACATCATTCATTACAGCTGAATTTATTACTGTAAGAGTATTAACTACGATATTTGTTGCTGTGAATAAATTTAAATTTCCTAATGCTAATATAACTCTATTATTAATGCTGTTATAGCTGGCACTGATTCCATTGTGAGCATCATGAACTAACATTGGTCTAACTACAGACTGTACTGAGCTGGTTAAACTTGTACTGGTTCCTAAGGCCAACCCTTCCAGATAATCAAAATTAAAATTTACTTTTTGGAAGGCTGTTCTAATACTGTCGCCATTTCCTGCGTTAGCACTAGTTCCGGTATTGATGATTTGTATAGCCATGATATTCCCTCATTTGTGATATTTATTTTGAATTTTTATAAACCTAATGTAAATAAAGTATGTTGATTAAAACAGTGACTTTAAATCAAGTTTTCACAAGATCTAGCAAACTGGGTTTAAAACATCAATTTCAAAGATCAAAAACAGTTCTAATTTTGGTCTGTGATAGTTGTGATAAAGAATTCCAAAGAGACTTATCAAAAATGCAAAGACTTAGATTACATGACGACTATAATCATGTCTGTTCAGATTGTGATCAAAAAAAATTTGCACAAAAAAGATCTGTACAAAAACGAAAACAATGGAGTTTATCAGCAGATTCGGATCGCGTGCTAAACAGTATTTTTTCTTGCTCTGATAAAAAATAGTTGCTATAATAACAAAAAAAATCCCTATATAAATACCCAAAATGAACTCTACTCTGTTATTAAATTCGGATGGATCTCCAATTACAATGTTACCGTTAAGTACATTGAATTGGCAAGAGGCCATTAAGTATATGGTTTTAGAAAAAGCCACTGTTCTGGAATGGTATGAAAATTGGATAGTGCATAGTCAGAATTGGAGTACACAAATTCCTGCGGTTATGATCCTGAGTGAATATCAAAAAAAGAAATCCATCGTGAGATATTCAAAAGCCAATGTTTTTTTACGGGATGGGTATCAATGCCAGTATTGTGATCGTGAGGTAACACGGGGTACTGCAACCCTTGATCACATTTTGCCAATCAGTCATGGTGGCAGAAGTACATGGGAAAATACCACAACTGCCTGTGGACCCTGCAATGCTAACAAAGGTAACAACAAAAAAATTGTACCTAAGAGTAAACCTTATAAGCCAGGGTACTTCCAATTAATTGAAAAACGTAAAAAGTTAGGCTTTAATGGGGTACCGCATCCATCTTGGAAAAAATATCTAGAGATATAAAAAAAGCCCCTTAATGGGGCTTTGTTTTATTTGACTCTAAATATAATACGTCCCTTAGATAAATCGTAAGGACTCATTTCAACTTTAACTGAATCCCCTGCTAGAATCTGTATTTTATTTTGACGAATTTTTCCAGAAATATGACCAAGAATCGTCGATCCTTGATCTAGTTTAATTCTAAACATTGCGTTAGGCAATACCTCCTCGACGATGCCATCTGCTGTAATTTGTTCTTCTTTAGACACGATTAAAAATAATCTCCTTTCGATTTATCCATTAAAGTTTTTCTCCCACTTTGAATCCACGAAATCGTAAAAATCGCGGAAAACGTAAACTAAACACATCTTGGCTGTCTTGACTGATTGTAGCTGCATCGGCACGAATCTCTACAACCTGTCCTAGAACTGCTTCTTTAGAGGCCCAATATTCTTTACGTTGAGAATCTGTAAACCCAGATCCTACACTGACTCGAATTTTGTGACCGTCATCTTCACCTTCACAGATCAAAGCTCCCAATCTTCCTTGATTACGTCCAGTCCCTTCTTCTAAATCCACTACACTTAGACTGACTTCAATAAATGGTTTTTGCTTTAACCAGCTTACTGATCGTTTACATTCATAAATTGCATTAGGATCCTTAATCATAATACCCTCAAATCCCTTAGCCAGAATGTCTTTATTGTATTGTTTGTACTGTAATTCTCCTACATAGCTATCAAGGTCAACTTCAGTTTGCTCAATAATATCAATGAAACCGATTTTATCCAAATTTGGTTTCATAGTTTTCAAAAGAGCATGACGACGTTTTTGACCTAATGAACTATATCCTCTTTGAAATTCGGATAATGGGAGAATATCAAATAGCATCAATCTTGCATCATGTGCTTGAACTTGTTCCTTCCTGTGTACCTGTTTCATCAAAGCTTGAAAACTTGTACTAACAATTTCCCCATCCAAGACCCAACCACGATCAAAATCTTCAATATTTTGTAGAATCTTATCGGTGATATGGGTAAAGTTTTCTAAAATCTTTCCATTTCTACTGTATTGAACCACAGTTTTATCTATGGGATTGATAATAGTTAGAACCCTAACTCCATCCAATTTTGGCTCAAGTAGTTTTTTTCCTGTAATCTTAGATTCATGATTGGCCCCATCATGAGCTAACATGCATTCAAATACAGGAACTGAACCTTTTTTGATTTTATTAATAGTTTTTTCACTGATACCACACCGTAGATCTTTAATAAGAATACGTCGATACCAATCGTTCCATTGTTGCCTAGTACTGGCTCCCATGGCTAACTCGATAGCTTTTTTAGCATCATCACCAGTTAATTGTCGATTGCTGAGAAGATTGCAAAGTTCACGAAATGCTTCCCAAGGCAAGCCCTGCCCATCCGGACCACTAAAAATAGGAACCTTTTTGACACCGAAGGTAATATAGGGACTTAGAGCTAACTTAAAACCTTCAAAAAGTTCTTCGTTATCAATTTGAGCTTGTATAATTGCTTCTTTATTAAGACGACTTGGATGTTCTTCAAGTGAACGAATTACTGAGTGGCAACTGTCTTTCATAATTTCCTATAAGATTGTTATGGATAACAAATTATAGACTAATTGCATCAGAAAGTCAATTAGACTGAAAAACTAGAACCACAACCGCATTGTCCGGTGCTATTAGGATTTTGAATAACAAAGTTACTGCCTGATAGTTGTTCTTTGTAATCAATAATAGACCCTGTTAGATATTGCATACTCATTGCGTCCACTAACAGTTTAAAATCCCCGACCTTGAATTCAAAATCATCGGATGCCGCGGTCTGTTCAATAGTAAAGCCATATTGGAATCCAGAACAGCCGCCACCTTGAACAAATGTTCTTATACAGGCATTAGGGTTATTTTCTTCTTGCAAAATATTTTGAATTTGACGTTGAGCACGCTCTGTGATTTCGATTTGATCACTTTCCATCATAGTCTCTTACCTTACCACCATGAATTTCACTTTTAGCTTTTTTACCTTTCAGGGGTACACCACTGCCTTTGACGCCCTGTTTCCCAGTACCATCTGTATGGTCAGAATCATGGGCACGTAGACCCAGACTTACACATTGTCCATATCTAACTCTACTTAAACGCTTGATAGCACATTGACTAGCAGTGGGTTTAGGTAACTTTTTTTCAGAAATAAATTCAAATGCTCTCATAGCTGTATTTATTGTCGATAGAAAGTATGATCACCTATACGAGCTACTTGACGCATTTTCCAGCCCGGTCTTACTGAATTGTTATGGAAGTGAGTAGCCCCTTCTGTAATATCTAGAATATCTTTTCTATCTTTACTCAGTAATTCATAAGCAACCTGATGACTTTGTTTCCATGCTGCACTATTAGTATTAATGGGTTGTGGTGGGGCACATTTCCAACTAAACATACAGGTATCGCCAATTTTATGATTAATCACACCACAAACTGTTTTGGGATAACCAAATCTATTCATTCTATTAAGAGTAACTTGTCCCACGGCAACTTTGCCAGCAAGACTTTGATTACCTGCCTCAAAATAGATATTTTCTGTAAGGCATTGTAGATCCACTTTTTTAACTTCTTTTAATTGAATAGTTTTGGCATCTTGAGTTTGTGTAGGTGTAGCTATATCGAAGTTAGCAGCATTTAAAATAGCCGTACCGATCGTGGTCACAGGATTATAGGCTATAGCATTTTCCACAAGTAACGCAGTTTCAGTCAACAATCTTTTATAGTTTGTAATATCAAACAATTGCTTGATATTCCAACCAAGTGATGTGGCTAAAAATACTGCCAATAAAAGAACCATAATTTTGTTGGTGGGATTCTCATAAGAATGATAAATCATATGTTACTCCTCAAAAAACTATTTTATTATAGGTATAATAAATTTGCAAGCTGTCAAAGCCTCTAGGTGTATCTCCTAGACCTCCCTGAGAATCGGCTACTTCGACAACTAAGATCTCATTAATACTGGGTTCAGGAAGAGTGAAATTAAAATTCTGTGTATAAAACTGTCTATTGGGCACTCGATCCTGAATTTGATAAATTACATCTCCTGTTTTGGAACTTGCGTCATTCCACTTTTCCCAAATTTTTCTATAACCATACAAAATTACAAGATCATAGTCAACTCTAACATTGATTTGTGTAATGGTCAATTGTTCTCCTACCAAGATATTTCCATAACCGGGGAGATTGCTGATTCCGAATTGTTCTATTTGAGATTTTGTGAATACATGTTTGGGATTTAACATGACCAATGGTTTATTACCACTGAAAACAAAATTACCACTTTCATTTGAATAATAATTTTGAGTTATAGGAGCGATATTTACATCCCAATAGGCAGTTCTGCTGAAATTATATTGTCTACCTGGATTAATGGTAGGTCCTCTGCCACCGGCAGGAACTCCTTCAATATATACATTATCAGCAAGACCGGGGGTGACCAGTGTCCCCGGCGTTGTGACCACATCATAGGTTGGACCACCCTGTGCTTTTAATCCTATTAATCTGCGTGTTTGACCAGCTGGTAAACCGGGATCAGACAGATTGCTTATTCGACCTTTTAGATTACTAACTAGATATTGACCGTGTTCCAATTCACCCACTGTTCTTGCTACATAATCTGCATATTCATTTGGGTACCTTCCGTTAATTGAACTCCAACTGGTAGGAAATCTTGTTGGTCTGTTCCATGTAAAAGATAAATTTCCTTGCCCGTCATGTATGACATTGAATGGGAACCCATTTTCAAATTGATTTGCCCAACTGTCACCAAAACCACTGAATCTAAAATAGAGATCAGTATCCTTTTTAACTCGATATTTTGATATATCACTAATGGTCCCGTTAGTTAAAATAGGAATTCTGTAGACTTCTTGCCAAAATACATAGGCCGGTAAATTTGTAGGTCTTACAGGATTTAAGGTACTCCAAATTAGATTCCCTGTATCAGATCGAACAGTTAAGGCTATACCAAAACTGATATTTTTAGCTAATTCTCGAGCTTGTAACTTTACTACATATTTTTCGCCTTGGGTCAACTGTAGACCTGTTTTGATGTAGGATGACCCGGGTCCAGAAAAATAATCAATACCATCAATTTGAGCACCTTTCTGGTTAAAAATCAGGTAAGTGCCCGTGACCGAAGAACTAAATTCAATAGTATATGAACCAGTTGTTCCAACAGAAAATATATAGCTACCAGTATAACTCTGAGTTGAAAAATCTGGGTATTCACTTTCAAATCCATTAAAAAAATTGCGGTAACGAAACCATACACCATAGGTATTTAGAAATGACCCCCATTGCTGATCAGGTGAAGAGACCTTGTATAGTGGATAATAAAATTGATGTGCATACGAACTGTAACCAGATTGCCAAAAGGGCACTTCGGTATTGGTTATATGAGTTGAATAGGGCACAAATTGAGGATCACCCTGCAATCCTAAATAATTGACATTACTATAGACAAAATAATTTGTTAGGTATAATGGCACCGCCCCATCACAACCTTGACCAATACCCACTGTGAGATATCTGGTACCACCTATTCTATCATAACTGAGACCCATTATGGCATTTTCCTGACCTATGGGACTACGCCATTGAGCTAGATTAACATCTGGTAGACTAAGTACTTCTGTGGTAAAATCCACTGTTTTGGATTTGGTAACAGTAGCACCATTTAAATCAAACGCAGTAACACTCACAGCTAGATCTACACTATATGTACCTGTGGTATTGATTAACACCGGATTAAACTGTAATCTATAGTCTCCTATAGCTATAGATCCACCAAAATCAGCAGAAAAAGCTGCCTGTGCTTGTGCACTACTAGTTCCTTCATACTGCCAATTAGACAGTACCGGACTACCAAAACTGATTACTGAACCAAACTTTGGAAATACTCTATACGTAAAGGATACTGGTAATGCGGAATTTATATTGGTATCAACAAGTGTCTTATCATAAAAATCACCAAACCCATACCCCTGATCAAATGCCTTGTTTAGGGTTAGAGATCTGGGATAATCCTGTGAACTAACATCTACAGATGTGAAAAAATCAGTTAGAATCTGTGTCCAATCACCACCCTTACTGGTCTGGGTATAGGTGTACCAATTGTATAAACCTTGAGCATCTGGTTGTCTATATAGACCATAACGACGTTTACCATTTATTATACCATAATCAGTGTTACTGGTATAATAGGCTCTGATTCCGTTTACTACAGCTAAATTTCCAGCAGTTAATGTAATACCATATTCATTAGCCCAACTCTGAACTGTATATAATGCAGCATTATTCACAAATCTTAAATCAAAATCAAAATCTGGGTTGGTCAATACCTGTGTGGTAGGAACTACAATTGATGATCTTGTAGCATCACTGTTAATTGTAATTGTGTTGTCAAACTGCCCTATCTGTCCTAAACTGCTATTAGGGTCAGAAAGATAGTAAACTGTGGCTTGAAAACTATCACCCGCAGGTATTACTACTGGATAGGCAATAGGCACAGGATTTACAAAATCACCCACAAATCCTGTGGATGTAGATGCCACAAAACCAAATACACCATTGTTGCTGGCAGCGATCGAACTGATAGTCACAGGATCTGAACCAATACTATCAATGGTCAACGTTTGAGGATTACTTCGATCACCTGCCTGAAAAGTAAACAGACTTAGACCAGAAACTGATAAAATTTTCCTGTTCACAACTAGTGTGGGTAATTCGGCTTTGATCGAACCTGTCGATACATACAAGGTACTGCTGCTGATCACATCAAGTGTGATTACATCACTTAATCCCGAAGGTGGTTTTATTCTACTTTCAAGTGATACAGTGCTACCAGCGGCTGAATAACTGACTGTGGCAGTGAATACACCAGCCGCTGTTAGTGTGCTAAACTCAGTGGTCTTGCTACCATAACCTAACCAATTTGATCTATTATAGGCACTGAGAAATATACTACTGGTATTGACTTGATCCACGAAGTTTTTAAATGCAGTATCTTCAGAACTGGTCGCTGTGCCATTATAACCAAAAGTGGTTAATATTGAGCCACCCAAATTGAAATGATAATCAGCTTCTAATACTGTGTCCCAAGTATAATTCCTTGCTATAGCAATATCCGATGATCCCCAATTTGTGGCAGTTACTATACTGCTGTCTAAATATTGTGCTAACTGACTAGGATGAACTGTGCTGCTGTTTAGAATGGCAATAGTAGCACTGGTAGCTAGATTATTGATAAACGTAGCCGATATGACCGCACCCACGGTTGGTACATCAACATTGACCATGGATGCACCAGTTTGATGTATAATAGCGCGATTTACATCGTCATATAAGGTAAAGAAATGATCACGTGATGCTACTATCCTGTTACTGGCAGTGGTACTGCTTAACAAGTTGGGCCCATATCCGGTGCTGCTTGGATTTAGAATTTTCTTTATAATTGACTGTACATCATTATAACTGACCGACGTTATAGTTGATCCCGCGCTGATTGTCATGAACTGGTTTCCTATCTTGTGAAATATTTAGTCACATTTTACCATAGAGCTAGAATGCAGATGTAAATATCCCATATTGACTTGGATCAATTTTGACTGTATAATAGTTGAACTTAACAGGAGATACTAGAATGTATACTTTTGATGTTTGGTTTAAAATTAATCAATTCCGAACTGCTCAAACTCGCATACAGGCCACAGATTGGGATAGTGCACGTCTAATTGCTGAATCACAATTTGGATCGGGCAATATTATTAATATCACAATGGTCTATGACTGAACAAAAAAAATTAGGATTTATACAATCTAGAGGACTGGGCGATATTATTATCGCCCTACCAATTGCACGGTATTACACCGACGAAGGCTATCAAATATACTGGCCAATCTGTGAAGAATTTTTATCACATTTTCTAGAAACTGCACCCTGGATAAATTGGATACCCATAAAAACAGACCAAGGTTCATTTTTTTACGATATCCCTATGGCTAAACTAAAGGCCGCAGGTGTGGATTCTGCCCTGTGTCTTTATCAATCCCTAACTGGGCACCCAGAACTGATAAACCGTGAAGAATTTCAAATTACTAAATTTGATCAGGTAAAATATCATGCCGCTGGGGTTCCATTCCTACGCAAGTGGACCTTGGATCGCTGTATTACTAGAAATCCACAGCGCGAACAGGACCTACTCGATAAACTGAATATTGAACCCCATAGCCCCTATGTACTAGTACATCTCGATGGCAGTGATCATAGAGCGGTCTATGATAGCGAAATTATCCCAGCAGATTGGAACATAATTGAAATCACAGCAGAAACTGACTGTGTGTTTGACTGGTTAGCTGCAATTGAACAAGCACAGGTAGTGATCGCAGTGGACAGTGTTTTTAGTAATTTGATAGATCAAATGAATCTCACTGAGCAAACTGATTGCTATTTTATTCCCCGCAGTCATATTCAGTTGACCCCGGTGTTGGGGGGCCATTGGACCGTGCTAGATCCAGGAAAAACTGTGAAAGATCGTATTCGTATCTTTAGATCCAGCTGATTAGCCCTCTACAGTATTTGTAGCAGTAGTGCCCTCGTTCACGGTATTAGTTGATGTGCTTAATGAGGCCAAATGATTATTGATTAATTCTGCCATTAGAGCCTTTGCAGCCTCGTCTAACTGTGTCTGTGAAGCATCCCAGTTAGTAATTGTCTGTGATCCGTCAGGGTTATTTTCTACTTTGATCATGGGTCTATCATAGCAGCTTTGCATATAAAACTGCCAAGCCCACTGGCTCATACGTTCGGCTAGTTGATCAAATTCCACTGGCTCTTGTACTCCAGTCATGGGATTAAAAACTCTGTATTCAACTGTCATCTTGTCTCCTAAATAAGTCCATATATTGTGCCCGAGTTCTGCAGAGAATAACTGATTCCCGAAGCCGTTTCAATAGCTCTGCCAGCTATACCTCCAGCATTGACTAAAGCCGGATTACCCCCTGTGAAAAAAGTGGAACTACCACCCCGGGCTCCCCATCCACCTCCGCCGCCCCCTGTACCCCAACCATTGCCCGTATAAGCCCATATTGTGTTCTCACCTTCTCTGTTTGCTCCAGTACCGCCTCCACCTCCGGTCTTGTGGTAAAGCCCTCCACTGCCCAGATTTTCAATTATGCCACCTCCACTTCCGGGACCATAGCCACCTCGACCTACCACATTATTAATATCCTGTTGTAGTTGAGCCTGAGTGAATGCCGGAGTTACTCCATTATATTTCCATGGACTACCACCTCCACCTCCAGATCCCCACCAGTACGATTGATATTGGGGAGGACCGAAAATATTAACATTTACAGTTGTGGTTAACCAATTTCCATTTGCTCCACTTTTTTGAGCCTGTAATTCAGCCAAACTCAATGTGCGTTGTGCCAGACTGGGAGGATTTCGACCTACTCCGCCCTGTTGTGTATTACCAGTAGGTTGATCCCAGATCATACCTCCCTTGCCTCCACCAGAAGCTGCGTATCCTGAATCTAAACCGGCACTGCCCGCTCCTCCTCCTCCACCACCACCCCTTCCAATTAATCCCTGAGCAGTTGTAATATAACCGTTGGCTCCACCACCGCCCCCTCCAGTGATCCAACCATCTGCAGCATTGATCACAGTGACATTGGGATCATTGATTAATAAGGCTGTACTACCATTCTTACTGAATCCGGCCTGCGGTTCATCACCATCACCCCCACGACCCATGATGTGTCCCGAATTGATGATACGTAATCCCCCGGGAAATCTATTATCAACCCCTGTGCCAGTTCGTACTGCTGCTACTCCTGGATCTCCACTGTAAAAGGCATCTAATAATGTGACCTGTAATAGATCAACTCCATTCCATCCCCTACTGATGGCATCATCATAGATCACCAGATTACGCTGTTTACCATCTACGGTACTGACAGTATAACTGAACGCCCGCGCTGAACTATAAAATTGACCATAACCTATTGAACCACTGGCGGCAATTCCCGAGTTTGTGGGAGTATCGGGCACATAACTGCCTCCACGATAATACTCCGAAAGACCCATACTGCCCGTACCACGACTGCTGCGTAATACTTGACCTACTTGAGGTACACTGGCCGTGTTCCAATCAACAGTGATAGCACGATTGGTGTTTCCGGGACTGGAAGGACCTATGATATTATTCTGTGCTACTACTACCCCCCAATGTGTGCGGACTAGATTTTGATCATCAACCATGACTAATTCACCGATACCAGGCTGCTGATCAATGGCACTGTCGGGCACTAAAGGTATAACGTATCTACTTGAAAAACCAGCTTGTAAGGTAGGTGCTGCCCATATACTACTCAGCGCACTACTACTAAACTCTAACTGTATATTGAGCGAACTGATTGCTCCCGAACTGACTACTGCCACAACTTCCTCCCCAAAATACTGTATTGCTATTTATCAACTGAAAAACTGTATCGAACTTCTATGAGATCACTGTACTGAATAGACCATATTAATCCACGCTGCGCATTACTGAAACTGATCCACCAATCCGTGACTATCTCAAGATCCCGTACATAGACCCGACTGAACGGCCAATACACTACACCACTATCATACTTACGCAATCGCTCTTGATCACTGATACTTAATGTGCTATGATAGATTATGAGCATATAATATTTACTCGGGTGTACAAATACCCCGCTGTAGCACTCTCTACTTTCCACTGCTTATACTTACTGTATCCACACTAATACCCCGCTGTAGCACTTTGTTCAACTACTGAAATACCCCGCTGTAACGGTCTGCAGAGATAGCTGAGATCTGTTAGAACAGTGATAGACTGATAGACCACTGTGGACGATCTTGTGATCATTGTGGGATCTTAGTGGATCATTATGGTTTAAGGTGGGAAGATTGGTGGGAAGATTGGTGGGATTGTGTGAAAAAGTATTTTTGCATAGCCTCTCTCCACCGTGAACCACCATAGAAAACTATACTAGAAAAATCTGCCCCAACTTGATCCAAAACTGGTCTAAACTGTGGCAGAAAAGTGGCAAAAAGCTGGAAAATCCCGGGCAAAATCCTGTTCAAATTGACCAAAATGCCGAGATCAAGTATAATAAGTATTGTTATGTAAGCGGGCCTCTAGCTCATGTTGGTTAGAGCAGTGGACTCATAATCCATTGGTGCCGAGTTCGACTCTCGGGGGGCCCACCAAGTTTTCAAACCGTAAAGCAGTTAGATATACACTGTGATTATGTCAACAAAGTCTTCTAGCTTGATGTTGATCTAGCACAGTTGAGTAAGGGCACCTAGTGCATACGATTAACTGTTTGAAGACACGGCCGCAGACTAGAAGTGGCTAAGGCTCGGACATCCCCGCTAAGGATTGATCCAGGAACAAGTGTCGCGGGTCGCTAGACTGAAACTTGCGGAACTAGCGAACTGTACAGGCCCTGTAAAAGGGCTTGTCCTTTTCTAGCAGTGTTTCAGTATTATAGCAGTCCGGTGCTGTGCTGTCAATCGTAGTATATCTGCCACAGTAGTATTTTCGCCACAGTTGACAATTTGAGCAGCGAGTATATAATACTGAGACTGCAACGAATTATGGAGTACTGGAAATGCGTTATCCCGAATACATGACAGCAGAAGATATTGAGCAATTTGAGTATGAATATGCACTGTGGGATGATCAGTTAGAGCAGATCAACTTGGAGTGCCAGGTTGTGGCAGTTGAGCAACGGTTGATTGAAGCTGTAGTGGTAGTATAATACTGGCTAAGGAGAGCGAACATGCAGACACGGACTCTGGACACTAAAGAAGCCGCAGTCAAGTGGTGGGCTGCACGTGATGCCCGTATGCGGAACTATGCAAATTCCACACTGTATACTGAGCAGCAAAAGATTGCAGCAGAGCGCATGAAGTTGGTTTTAGAAATGGTATATGCGGCTAAGAGTGTTTATATTGCATATGGTAAAACGGGTGTTAGTCTCAAAGTAGATGGTGCACAAGTACGCGATCGCAAGGAACTTGGGCTTATGGAAGCGGGATGGGCCCGTGCGGGTGTAACTAAGAAGGTCAGTGCACAGGGTGTGATCTATCGTTTTCGTATGCAATAAGCCACAGTTGACTGTTTGGGCTATGGCTGTATAATTATGAGACACTAACACAACGGAGCAAGCAAATGAAGCAGAAATGGACACTTTACATCTACAAGCGAGATGCTCGTTACAAAGTGGGCGAACGTCTTGTAAGTGTATCAACTTGGCAGCATAGGGATGAAGCGGAGATGCTGCGGGAGGTGCGTGAACTACAGTATGAGCTTTGGCCCGTAAGCAAAGGTTTCCGTATTGAGTTCCACCCTGCTACAAAGATGGTACGGAACTTGATGACTGGGGAGATGATTGAGATTGCAGCTGATACTCCCCACTGCGCTGATCCCTCGACTGAACGTTATTGGACTATGTGATCTGTTGTAGTAGTGCCACAGTTGACTGTGTTGACTGTGGTGCTATAATACTTGAACTGTAAGGAGCGATCATGGAACAGTGGTTTGTGATCATCAAGCATGGGGGCGAAGTAGTTCGTTTGGTCTGCGAATCTCTGGAGGAAGCCCGTTTAGTGCGGACAAGTTTCATCAATTGGGGTGGTCTAGGTTATGATATTGTGATTCGTTGCGATCTTGCCACAGTTGACGGCGTGGTGGGATAACAGTATAATACTTGAACACTAACACAAAACGGAGCAGGCGATGAATGTAGCAGATCTAATTGATGCGCTCAAGCAGATGCCTCAGGATGCGGAAGTTCACTTCTCTTACCGCTACGGCGATCACTGGCGCACTCAGGTTGCACCTCAAGTCAGCGAGATCTACGAAGGCCAAGTCAATTACAGCGACTACCACCGTATGCACAAGGTTGTAGAGTATGACTGTGATGAAATGGATTCTGACTCCAAATCTGTTGTTCTTATTGGTTGACCGAGAGGTCAAAAGACCTTATAATACTTCTACACTAACACAAAACGGAACATCAAATGCTTGCCAATACAAAACAAGTTCGTAGTGTCTTTCAATCTTGCGGCATCATTCCTGTTGCAACAGATAAAAGCCGAGGAAATAAAGACAAATCTGTTCGTATTGTAGTAGGGTATGCAACTAGCGACCAATACGGTCACGCACTGAGCACCTTTATCCTCAACGGGTACACTAATAAAGTTTATCGTACCTCTAATTATATTCGTGTTAAAACCCATCTGGCCTAAGGAAGTCTGTTATGCGTACCAAAACTATCATCGAAGGTTTCAAGAATAGTCAGAAGTTTCGCTTCATCCTTACCTCTAACAGTGGTGAGGGTATCGGGATGGTGATCACGATCCAACAAATGTCAGAACAATTTGCCACAAGTGATGCCCGAGTAAGTGTTTGGTCAGCATTGGCAAAGTTGGCTCATGATCGCAGTGTTGCCAGTGTGCGTGGGGAAACTCTGCCCACTGGTGTCGTAGTCGGTGCCCAAGGTTTCCGTCAAGTTCAAGTTGATCTGCATTAAAAATTCGGTTGACAAGAATATTCATTTTCGCTATAATATTGGTACAGTAAACAAAACGGAGTCAAAGATGCGTTATCCAGAGTACATGACTGCGGAAGATATCATGGAGTTCGAGTACGAGTACAATAGGTGGCTTGACGAGTTGGAGGAGATCAACTTGGAGTGCCAGATTGTGGCTTTTGAGCAACAGTTGACAGAGTCTGTAGTAGTGCTATAATACTTGAACACTAACACAAAGGAGCAAGCAAATGAGTAACTACCCAAATATGTCGTATTGCATGTGCGAGAACACTCTTGCTGCTATGCGGCAAGTAGTAGAAGCAATGCAAGAGGAAGGTGTAGAGTTCCTGCTTGATATGACACAGCACGAGCGGCGTGCGTTCCAGGAACTGTTTAACATGTGCGAGGACTTTATGAACTTGAGCGATGACTTGCAAGAGCAAGTTGAGCAGATGGAGCAGGGAGACGGTCAGCCCAGTGAAGCGCAGGAGTGGTATGATTATGACCCGGACTGCTAAGCCGTTCAGGATGTGGTGCCAGCAGAAGTGGTATGAGCACTGCGACGAAGTTGAGGCTTGGACTGGTCGCAGTCCGCTCTACCTGAGTGCTGAGTACTTTGGTAGGTACAAGTGGTGGTTGCGGCGAGAGTTCCGGTCGTGGCAACGTAGCCACAATTGACAAGTTCTTCACTGTTCGCTATAATACTTGAACACTAACACAACGGAGCCTGAGATGCGTGATTTGACTACAGCGATTCAAAACGATATCCGCGATGGGTTTTTGAGTTTTGCGGAGATTGCTCACAAGCATGAAGTGCCAGTGAGTTGGGTTAACGAAGCGTGGGATATGCTTTGCGAGCAGGAGCTGCTGGCTGAGACAGCGGATTACGATCACATCGAGCGTGATAGTGATGAGGAATACATTCCAGATCCGGATTCCTGGTATGAAGATCAATATGACTTGGGGGATTACTGAAATGTCAGTTCAAGATATTACACAGCAGATCATTCGCGGGCACTGGTCAAACGACGAGTTGGACACTATCGTCAATGCGGTCAAGTTCGTTCGTGGTAATCTACAGCGGCAGAAGATCCGTGCAATTCAACTGGGTGATCAGGTAAGTTGGCATAGTGGTCGTAACCCTATGGGGCAGAAAGGTCGTGTAGAGAAGATCGGACGTAAGTTCATCACAGTGAATACTGGCTCCATGCGGTGGCGAGTGCCGGCTAACATGCTTAGTGTGGCATCTTAACAACGGTTGACAGCGGGCTCAATGCCCGCTATAATACTTGGACACTAACACAACGGAGTCCAAAATGGAATACCTAAAGCGAGCAGAGCGGTATGCAGAGGCTCGCGGTGACGAGTTTTGGTTTAAGAACTTGTATACTCAGTTTCGTGATTTTAATAGTGTCACAGACTCAGTATGGAAGACCTTGAGTTATCTATATTCAAACGAAGTAGCAGATCTACTGGAGTTCCAATGAAAACTTTTGATACTTTTGAAGTGGTGGATGGTATGGCAGGGTGCCGCAAGCGGCCTATCATTGTTCATGCTAAACAGATCACAGAAGATTTTCGAGTCAATACGCTGGAAGGAAACTTCAAGCAGGGTAAAGCAGGTGATTACCTCATGCGTGGTATTGAAGGCGAACTATACATCTGCGATCGCGAGATCTTTGAGAAGTCTTATGATTGGGTGGCATAAAAGCCACACTTGACGACGTAGTAGAACTTAGTTATAATCATTGAACACTAACACAACGGAGCAACGAAATGGAACTTACCCTTAAAGACGCAGAAGTTCGTAAAGTAATTGGTGACTTTCTCGATGAGCAATTGTTCAACTACTATGACGCGGCAGTGATCAAGGCTTCGGGTATTCCTACCCGTAAGGCTCTGATCGAACAGACCATGTCTGATGCTAAGTTCCAAAAAGAATTCACCAAGTTCCTGATGCAATATATTGATCGCGATCTTATGCTGGATGCTGTGGCTGAGAGCATTCATGTGATCCGCCCTGTATTCGATAAGGTTGAGGATACCTTTGACGAGAAGAACACCATTGACCGTGAGCGTGCACGTGAAGAAGAAGATCAAGCGGCGATCAAGCGACTCAAAGCCCGCGGTTACAAGATCACGGTGTAGTCAAAGTGCCACAGTTGACAGGGCTTAGTCCCTGTCATATAATACTTGAACACTAACACAACGGAGTTGAAGATGAACGTTACAGCAGAAATGATTCCCGGGATTGTTCGTGAAGCACAAGAAGCAGCCCACAGTGCCGCGGCCAAGTTCTTCCAAGAGCGTTTGGGTGGGCGCGATCAGTTTGCCTGTGGTTTTGCTTGGGTTAACATCTACGGCATCAAAGGCAATACGCGGATTGGTAAGGCGCTGAGTGCCGCTGGTATCCGAAAAGCGTATGGTGGTGGATTGCAGATGTGGAATCCCAGCAAGTTCCCTGTACAGAATGTGGATACTTTGGAAGCGGGTGCTGAGGCAGCTGCCCAAGTGTTCAAGAAGTATGGCTTCAATGCTTACGCTGGATCGCGGTTGGATTAAACAAGAAGGGGGATTCACCCGGGTGTACCGGGTGGCTTAAACGACCAAACAAGGCGCCCCTAAGCAGAGTTCCTAGTTGTTGCTTTTTCGCCATAGATGACAGTGACATAGATCACTGCTATAATCTTCTAACTTTGAAGGAGCGAACAAGATGCTGCCCACATGCATCAACAACGGTTGTCTGCGTCCGGTGGCTAACAGTGGTCACCGTCTTCGTCCGGTTTGCTGGGCTTGCCATAAGGCAGGTTATGGTGCTCGCCCGTTTGATCAAGGTATTGTTCCGTTCAGAAAAGGTCTTTGTAGCAATGTTGACGGGCATTTGGGTTTTCGTTGCTATATCAATTGGGAATCAGTGGTGCGGGACGGTTTTAAAATCAAAACTCATATTGATCACAAAGACGGTGACTATTACAATAATCACCCCAGCAATTGTGAAGAGTTGTGCGAAACTTGTCACAGCGAGAAAGGTCGTCGTAACGGTGACTATCGCGGTTATCGGTATGCGGCGTAAGTGCCACACTTGACAGCGGGCTCAAAGCTCGCTATAATACTTCTACACTAACACAACGGAGCAACAAGATGGACAAAGATTTATTCCGCAAAGATCCCAGAGACTTTGCATTGGGTCTTGTAAACGACGGGCTTATCTCTGCAGAGAGTTTGCTCACTGCGGCACTGGTGTACATGAGCACTGATGAGGTGCGTGATATGCTGGACAGCAACGAACTCAGCCCACGCTTCTCAGAAGATGATGAAGATGAACTCACTGACGAAGAAGTTGAAGATGCACTGGATGACTTCAACTACGTTGGCTCACGCCATCACTATTGAAAGGACTTAGCATGTATCACGATGACAAGATCCCAGTTCAAATTGTTGTTACACTGTGGATTGACGAGGGTGCCGATGTGCATCAAGTAGTGCAGGAGATGGATTACGGGTTCCGGCATGAAAAGATTTATGACAGTGAGATTCGCGACATTATCACGGAGATCTAAACATGGATATCAAGTTCCGCTTTATCAGTGATCCCGGGCATGGTTGGCTTGAAGTGCCGATCAGTTTTGTTCGTGCAATGGGCATTGCCAGTAAGGTATCTCAATACAGTTACCTCAAAGGTGATATGGCCTACTTGGAAGAGGACTGCGATGCTTATCTCTTGCTGCAAGAGCTTAAGAAACAAAATATTAATTATGAGTTGGATGAGGTCTATCAAGATCCAACACCCATCCGTCGCTATGCAAGGTTTGCTGCTTAATGAAATCAAATGAAGTACTACAGTGGGTTGGAGCAGTCTTTATCATTCTAGGTCATACACTGAACGCAATTGGTGCTGATGGGTGGAACATCTTAGCATTCACTCTAGGTACTATTGCGTTCTTGATCTGGACTATACGTGTAGCAAATAAGCCACAATTGACTGTTAACGTTGTTGCCATTACAGTATGCGCATTGGGACTATGGAGGTGGTTGGCCTAAGTGCCAGAATGTTGCCCAAATACAACAGTTGACAACCCAATCAAAGACCGCTATAATACTTGAACACTAAACAAATAGGAGTAAAAATGATCACAGTAGATTCTATCGTTCGTTGTTCTGGACTAACTACTCAAGAAGTAGAACAAGCTCTAAAGAAGAACTATCCCAAAGACTCAATTCGAACCAGCAAGTTCGTAGGGATCACCAATACAGGTGAGTTCGCTTATAAGTGCCACTACTTTGACTCTAATGAGGGCATGGAGCAGATGGTCAAAGTATTTGTGTGGGAAAAAGGCAACGGTGAGCTTGTAGCAGAGTACTGACTTGACGGGCGGGCATAGACCCGCTATAATGCTTGCACACTAACACAACGGAGCAGCAAATGAACTACGACGCGGAATTGCGCAAGTTGGGCTATGTAGATAGTGGGCTAAGTGGCAGCAGGGGCGATTACATTATACAGTCTTATCGCCCAGGTGCACGCAAAAAGCATAAACTGCCTGAGGGCTTAGTTGAAGTGCATTATTGCGACAGACTGAATGTGTTTGAGATACGCACTAAATGTGGCACTTTTGCCACAGTGGAAGCAGCGGTTGACAGCATACGCTGACTCCGCTATAATACTTGAACACTAACACAACGGAGCAAGCAAATGCAGCAATTAAAAGCGTTGTTTGAAGGCAACAAAGTCAGCACGGAGTTATATGTTGCTCATGTAACTGAGATAAGCGAAGCGGGATGGCTCATTAAGATAACGAAGGTCCTGCCATCACGCCAGCGTAACTATTACGTAGTGGGGCAAATTTTGTTTATGTCCCACTCAGCAATGTCTGACGCTGAACTTCTCCCTGCATAAAATTTGTGACTTAAAAGCCACACTTGACGGGCTGCAAAGCCCGTCATATAATACTTCTACACTAACACAACGGAGCAAACAAATGATTCCCGATCACACTAAAGCGGCACTGGATCGTTACGTAAATGATCGCATCCTGCCCGGCGGGTTCCTCATTGCAGTTCTCAGCAATGATCTGTTCGGGGCTGTGGGTCGTGCTGATTCACAGAACTTGGCTGCACTTGGTGACATTGTTAAGTATGTCTACAACGAACTGCCTTCAGGTTGCTGGGGTTCAGAACAAATTATTTGGAAGTGGGTTGAAGATCGTTTTTACAAAATGGTTGGGGGTGAATAATCATGTTCAAGACTATCAATGATTTTGTGGATCGTCAGGACCTAATTGATCAGGTCATTAAGCAATTGGCCGTAGATGTTAAGAATAAGGACTTCACTGCAATTGAGCAACTATTGATGGCCACACCTGTTTCCCATCTAATCGAATATCTACCTGAGGAGTGATCATGCCTAACTGGTGTAAGCCAGTTGACAACGTAGAAATTCGGTGCTATACTACACACTTGTTCAACAGTAAGTAAGAAAGGTAGGAACCCAAAATTCCAAACTGGTGCAATAATTTTGTTCAGATCCGTCATACAGATCCCACTAAACTCACGGCACTGGCCGAAGCGGTGCGTGAGGGCAAGTTCTGTCGCTTTGTTCTACCTCTACCGCAAGAACTGGTGGATACAGTGGCAGGCCATTTGGGCGATAGTTATGCTGAGGAACTTAATCAGTTCAAACGGGAACTGAATAAGAAATACTTCGGTGCCGCAGACTGGTATGATTGGTCTGTGAAGAATTGGGGCACTAAATGGGATATTGATACTGATGCTGATGTAACAGTTGAGAATGAATTGTTATCGTTTGGGTTTGACAGTGCCTGGTCACCCCCCACTGGTGTATATGCTGCTCTGGTTGAGCAAGGGTATCAAGTGGATGCGATGTATTACGAACCCGGTATGGGCTTCTGTGGTCGTTGGATTGATGGGGTTGATGACTGCGTTGAGATCACTGGTATGACTGCTGATGAAGTTGTTAATACGATTGATTCAGACATTGATGAGCAGTTCTGCATCAGTGAGAATATGGCACAGTGGGAAGAAGAGTCGCGTGGCGAATAAGCCACAGTTGACAACAGAGTCCAATCCAGTTATAATTGTTCTACACTAACACAACGGAGCAACGAAATGGCAACTCGCAGCACTATCGCACTTGAGTATGCTGATGGTATAGTTGAGCAGGTCTACTGCCACTGGGATGGCTACTTAGATAACAATGGTCGTATCTTGCTTAAGCATTGGTCAGACCCGTTCAAACTGCAACAACTGATGGACTTGGGCGATCTCAGTATTCTCAGCAACGAGATTGGTGAGAAGCATGACTTTGACAACCCAAATAAGTGGGGCACAGAGGAATACGACAATTGGCGTAGACAACATGCTAATTGGTGTTTTTTTTATGGTCGTGATCGCGGCGAAGAAGGTGTTGAGAAGCGCAAGTACGAAAACTATCAGCAATATTTGAAAACAGGTCAGCAGGAGGAATACAACTATATTCTGCGTCAGATTGATGGTAAGACGGTTTGGTTTGTAGCATACTACAAGACCAATGATCGATTTGTTAAACTTGAATCAGCGATTGCTGAAGAACGTAAAGAGAATGAGGAAGTAGAATGATTAAGGTTATCACTAATGGTATGGGCTCAGGTGATTGGATCGTTGTTAAACAAAACGGCAGCGAACTGTTTTCCGGTCACCGTATTACACCAATGGAACTGCTTAGTATTCTAGAGCAATTGGGACTCGAAACTGATTTTGTTGAACTCACTGATGAAGAACTTGAAGAGGGATCATACTAATGAACGCACTACAATTTCGTCTACATGAACTTATGCCCACAATTGAGCGGGAGTTCCGGATCCCAGTCAGTGTGGCATTTAAGCAAAGTGATGGAACGTTTCTCAGTTTCCAACAAGAGTTAAGTGCCCAATCTTGGGACTATCCAGATCTACCGGTACAGGAAATTTTGGACAAGTTGGCCTACGATTTGGCTTGACAAGTTGGAAAAAATTCCGTATAGTAGTAACTAATGCGGACAATCCGCAGCAGACATTAAAACACACATACACAGAAAGGAGTTATATATGTCTACTTTTACCCATGCAGGTGTTAGCCGTCTTAACGGTGAGTTCAAAGTTCGTTTCGCTAATGATGGTCTGCGAGTCAAAGTGCTAGCAAAGAATGGTCACAAAGATATTGACATCATCGAGCTAAAACATGCTATGACCAAAGAAGAAGCTGTGGCATATTTGCTCAGTATCGACTTTGCCACTCGTGATGGTGTTACCAATCAAGAGGTTCGTGCTGCACTTGAATCTGAACAGGATAAGCGTAATGAGACAGTCAAGCAGCCCAAGGCTCCCAAAGCCACTAAGCCCACGATGGCGGGTATTGAGGCCAAGGTTGCTGCAAAGAAAGCCGCACCTAAGAGCACTGTGAGCAAAGCTGAAGCTTATTCACAGGTCAAAAATACTGAAGATGCACCTTTTTAAGGATAAAATCATGCAAGGACTTGTAATTGCACTAGAAGCTTCACCTAGTGGTGATATTCTGGAAACTGGGGTTAGCTTTTATTCAGTCAGTGACAACCCTATCAAGCGAGCTGAGCAGGTTGCTGGGCAGTTTGCCAATGGTATGAAAGGTTGGGGTAAGGACCGCAAATCCATCGGTGAAGCTGTGCTTGCTCGTGGTAATACTATGATCTTCAAACCTATTATTATCTAAGTGGGATAGACATGTCGAGACTAGCATTTTTTGGTCGACCTTTTGTATCATTTGATGCAGCCAATTCGGACCATCGACAATATTTTGCTGAATTTAATAAGTTTCGCACTTGGAGTCGTTGTCCAGTAAGGTTCATCATTCCCGATGAGCATGGTGATCTGATCACTATGATTCAACGTCGATTGATTCAATACTATGTTGATCAAGAGTTCCGGACCGGTGATTTTACTACAGAAAATGGTAAAATTATTATTTGACCTTAGAGTAATTACTGTATATAATAGTTGTTAACTGTTGCAATATACAGTAAAAAAATAAGGAAAAGAAAATGCTACAGAGAATTAACAAAGATACGAAAACTCATAAACTTTTTACTGCACTACAGAATGGTGAAAAGTTCACTGCTAGTCAAGCTGAAAAACGTTTTGGTATTAAGAATATCTCAGCTGAAGCAACACGTATTCGCCAAGCTGGTTATGCTGTTTATGCCAATACTCGTAAAGCTGGTAATGGTATTCAAGTAACTGAGTATGAATTGGGCAAACCAAGCCGCCGTGTAGTTGCTGCTGGTTATCGTGCAATTCAAATGGGTTTGATCTAATAGATCGCTCCGCAAATCCTAGAAATACTAATTTCTAGGTCACAGGGTCCGCTCCCCCTGTGCTGTTCTACCTCGGGGTAGTGTCCGAGGTCCGGAAACCCGTTTGCTGTGAAGCATTACGGGTTTCCCCCTTTTGTGATATATACTATATCAAAGGAGAACTGCTATGCAATTTAAGTTTGAACTTCCTAAACAAGAACAACTTTTGCCTCTCAAAGGTCTACAAGGTCCTTTTAAATTTAATCAACGAATAGTATACTTTGATCCATTGAATAATCAATACTGGGATCCCGCTAGCGATCACTATCTTACAGATGAAGAAACCTATCAATTGATTTCCTTTGTAAACGGAAAACTCCGCGTTCAACATCTGTAGTCTATCTGCCACAGTTGACAACCCACCCAAAACTTGCTATAATACTTTTACACTGAAACACACAGGAGCAATAAATGGAACTAGTACTTAAGAACAAACTGCAACATGTGATTGCTAACTTGCTTTGGAATGCTAAATCCACCGACGAAGTTAATGCAATTCTTGCTAAGTTTGGGCGTGATGCACAAGTGGTGCATGATATGATGGTAGCTGCATATCTCGATGATGTTACTGATGTTGACCTTGCTCAACAAGTTTTGAAAGGACTGTGAAATGAAGATCAAAGAGACCCAGAGTTCCAGTGGTGGCCTGATTCAAGAGTTTTTCGATGCTGATGGTAACCGAGTTAAGGTCATCCACCAAGCGGGTAAGAACTTCTCAGGTCGTATGGCCGAGATGGAAGGTCGTGAACAACGTACCGCTAAGAAATCCAAAAAGACTTGACAAGTAAATAGTTAGACTGTATAGTACAGTCTTTAACACAACAGAAGGAGTTAGACATGGCCCGTACCGCTGCTGCTAAAAAACCCAGCAAAGGTGAAGTTATTAGCTTCGATCTTGATCAGGATGCGATCAAACGTCGTGAGCGTGAAGTAGAACAAGAAACCGATGACGAGATTTATCTTCGTCTCAACGAACGATTTAATATTCTCACTGAGATGACTCGTGCGGTTAAAAGCGGCGATGTACGTGCAATGATTGTCAGTGGCCCGCCTGGTGTGGGCAAGAGCTACGGCGTAGAGGCTGTTCTACAAAAGGACGGACTCTTCGATCAGCTTGCAGATCGCAAGCCCAAATTTGAAGTCGTTAAGGGTGCGATGTCAGCCATCGGCCTCTACGCCAAGCTCTACGAGTTCAGCAACAAAGGCAATGTCGTAGTGTTTGATGACTGCGATTCAATCCTTATGGAGGACCTGTCACTGAACATCCTCAAGGGTGCTTTGGATAGTAGCGAGCGTCGTTTCATCAGTTGGAACACTGATAGCCGTTTGCTGCGTAGTGAAGGTATCCCAGATCGTTTTGAGTTTAAGGGTGCCGCGATCTTTATCACTAATATCAAGTTTGAGCATGTACGTAGTAAGAAACTGCGTGATCATTTGGATGCACTGGAAAGTCGCTGCCACTACATTGATCTACAGATGGATACTGATCGTGAAAAAATTCTTCGAATCAAACAAGTTATACGTGATGCTGGTATGCTGGATCGCTACGATTTTGATCAGTCTGTTAAAGATGAACTGATTAAGTTTGTTGAGGACAATGCTACGAGACTACGCGAGTTAAGTCTGCGCATGGTGTTGAAGTTGGCCGATCTGCGTAAAAGTTTTCCTACGACTTGGATCGCAATGTCGAAGACTACTTGTATGAAACGAGCTTAAGTGGTAGTTCATACAGTACTTTGGATCACGGTGGTGTACCTACTCAGTGCAGTAGGTTATCCACCAGACTCATGGCAGTTTTGGTGTTTCTTAGGGACCTATTGGGCTATGAAAGAAGTTGGTAGAACAGTAGGTAAGGTTCAAGGAATTATTGATTTCGTTGAGCTAAGTGAACAAGACCAAAGGAGACTGAAACAAGAAATCAAAGCTTTAAAGGGTGAGACAAAATGACAGGGTGCCGATGGATCGGGCAGGGCGAACGATGTAGCAAAGACGCAGTCAAAGATCGTAGTTATTGTGAAGACCATATTTGGTTGGTCTATCAAAAAGGTACTGCCTTAGGTAAGCGTAAGAAGGATCTAAGATCAGTAGACAATATTCGATTGCTATCACAACTGATAGATGAAGCAGTTCAAGAACTTGAAGCAGAAGGATATCTATGATTGATCCTGTATTCCTGAATAAGTGGCGGACTGGTCTTAGGGCATGCCAATACGTTAAACTACCTGATGGCAGAGATTTTAGAGTCATGTGGCGTCACTCCGATCAATTCGGTGTTAGACATGATGAGACCGGTGAGCAATACTCTTTTACCTATCAAGATGCGATCACAATGAAATTACAACCTTTGATTCTCTGCCCTCTAGATATTGATAAGGTCATACTATGAACACTGATACTAAAACTATTATTAGATGGAACTTGGATCTACTGGCTAAACCTATCCAAGTTATCCACAATGATGTTCCAGATCTCTCTCAGGCTCGAGAAGTATTGCGCAAGTTCCAATTGGTCAAGTAGTGTGGCATAAACGCCACGGTTGACTACTCTCTCTACTGATCATATAATACGTTTACACTGAAACAACAGGAGCAGCAAATGGGCTACAAGGTACTGGGCAAGACCGAAGAACTGTTTAAGAACTACGGTCCCCGTAAAGGACTTGAAGGTCCCTATATCTTCGGCGGTCGTAAGATCCTCTACTACGATCCCAAAGAAGGCCGCTACTGGGACCCGACTACGGACTTCTACGTGGAGCACGATGAGATGGGTTACTGGCACAACGAACTGATGCGGATGTTGGAGCGGGCATGATTAGAGTTGTAGACAAGGATATCAATGAGCTCGAACTACTTGTGGTCATCGACCATCTCCAAAAGCGTGGTACCGAATGGGCCTCAATCTACAAAGGTAATGGTTGTGTCTGGGTGGCCACAGGGAGTGCCGGTCGTCCAATTGACGAATACTTTATCTTCAATCAAGGACAGTTGGTTGACATCCAAATAGATTGATCGTATAATACAAACAACTTAAACGTACAGCGGGGTATTTGAAATGGGCACCTTCACTACCGAAAACCAGGATACTTTTAAAGATATTCTTAAAGCGTTCTCAGAAGCCAACTACGATCTGTTTGGTGGACATGCATATGAAGCTGGGTTCCTGCAAAGTCTATCCACCCGTATGCTGGACTTTATGCCTAAGAAGTATCAGAAACAATTCATTGAAGATATGATCCGCGAGACCCAAAAAGCCGAGCATCGACTTATTGCTCGCTCAATTGAAAAGATTAAAGATTGATAGTTAATATTCTAAGCTTCTTGATAAGCTTTATCCTTGTAACCTTAATCATCAACTATTTGATCTAAATGGGCAGTAAGAGCCGTCAGCAGATCACTGCTGTGATCTATGATAAGCGTGGACGGGTTTTGAGTGTAGGGCAGAACTCATACATCAAGACTCACCCTATGCAGGCCACTCATGCACAGAAGGTTGGTGAGCCTGAGAAGATCTACTTACATGCGGAGATCCATGCGATCACTCGCTGCCCTGATCTAAGTAGAGCATATAGGATCTTGGTCAGTAGATGGGATAGGCAAGGTAGGCCGATGTTGGCCGCGCCCTGTGCGGTCTGCAAGAGTGCTATTGATGCTGCTGGTATACAGTTCATCAGTCACACCTAACCGCGTCAGCACCGCTGTTGAGCCTCAATTAAACGGTCAAAATCTGTCTTTGTCAACTGTTGTATTTGGGCCACGGTTGACAGCTCAACTCGATCATCATATAATACGAACATGATGAACACAAACCAGGAGCAACAAATGGAAAAGATGACCAAAGCAGAACTCGTCCGTGCAATGATTTTTGGTGCTAAGTCGCAAGGGCAGACAGCTGATGTGCTGATTGGCCAAGTGATGGAGCAACTGGGGTTTGGGCGGCAGTTGGCACGCACCTACATTAAAAACAACTGGAACAAGGTGGTGGCAGAGGTTAAGGTTGAGGAGACCAAACCCGCTAAAGAGTTGAGCATGAGCAAAGACGCAATCCGCAAGCGTGAGAAACGGGCAGCGGCTAAGGCTGCTAAGGAACTGGCTGTAGCATAATAGTAACGGTTGACGGGCTGAAATGCCCGTCATACAATACTAACACATTAAAACAACGGAGCAGATTATGGATTGGAATCATGCGGTGGATATGCGGGAAGGTCTTCGGTCCATGGTCGGCCGCACCTTCGTCCGAGTCGAGGGATCAGTAGGTGATCAAGAGATGTTGTTCGTCGCAGACAATGGTGAGAAGTTCCTATTCACTCACTTTCAGGATTGTTGCGAGAGTGTGGACATCAACGACATTGTAGGTGATCTGCAGGATTTGGTAGGTGAACCACTTCTAATCGCAGAGCAAGTTGATGGAGAAGTGCCGGCTGACTGGGATGACGAGTACACGGAATCCTACACCTTTACCTTCTACAAGTTCGCCACCCGGAAAGGTTATGTGGATGTTCGTTGGTTGGGTGAGTCTAATGGCTACTATGGAGAAGGTGTGGATCTATGCCACATCAAGTTGTCATAAAGCCACACTTGACAGGGAGCAATCCCTGTCATATAATACGAACATGATGAACGCAACGGAGCAGACGATGAACACTACAGACTTCCTCTACGAAGAACTGATCTACTTGGATGAGATTGCAGGTGAGTTGGATGAGGAGAGCAATGCAAAGATCGATGCTCGCCGCAAAGAGATTCTTGCAGAGATACGTGAGATTGAGCAGTTTTGCAGCCGTTGGGGGTAAACAAAATGAGTTCCGGTAAGAAATGGTCACCCACTGATCCAAAGCACTTCGAAGGTAAAACTCTCAGGGAACTTCAGGATCGGTTGGTGGAAGCAGAGAAGTTCGCCCAAGACCATCCTCAATTTGAGTATGGTTGGCACAATCTGTATCGCCAAGAGTTGAAGCGGCGTATTGCTGAACAGATTGGCAAGTAAGGAGTAGTGAAATGAGTTTCCTTAGTCGCAAAGAAAGATACGAGTTGCTCTGTGCTTTCAAGCGTGGGGACAACCCCAGGATCCCACAGCGGGCTCTGACCGAAGAGGAAGAGCAGTTCGTTCAGGAGTTCGCCCTGGAGAAGTTTGATAGGATCATGCAGGATCCTGAGGTTGTGGCTGTAATGCAACGGTTGCGTGATCGTTGACAACCCCATCTACCCATCATATAATACGAACATGATGAACGCAACGGAGCACAAGATGAACAAGACCTGGGAAGAAATGACTCTGCTGGAACAATACGCTTGCATCTACTGGGATATGTATAAGGATGCCTATGGTGTTCGCCCACGTGGGATTGATACCCGGGACTGGACCGAAGAAGACTATCGGATCCGAATTGAATTCCTGGAAAAAGTTATCCAGGAAGAACGTTAACAGATTTTTCACAAGGAGTAGTAAACATGACCGCACATAAACTTGCATTGATCAAAACCACGAAGATGATCGTGTCCGGCTTTGGACTGGGTATCATCGTCGCTGTTCTACTGAACTATGTTCCCTTTGACTATCTACTGATTGCAGTGGCTTCGGTGATGACGATCTTCATGGCCAAGATGCTGTATAACATGAACCTGTCACAGGCCAAAGAAGAGTTGCAAGAACGCAACATTGACAAACCCTCCCGTTGAACATATAATACTAACACTGAAACACACAGATAGGAAACAAAATGATTCAAGCAACTATGAACGAGCCCATTGAGTTCCAGGGTAAACTTTACGATCAACGCCACGGTGGTGCATTCGATCGCGGTGCTGCTGATTCCTACTACAATCGCCCACGTAATCCTCACTACTTCACAGGCGATACGTATTCAAGCCAAAAGATCCTACTTGAGAGTGGCCCTGCCTATGATGCTTACCAAGCAGGCTACGATTGGAACGAACAGTTTGGCGATAAGAAGCAGTGGTACTAAGGAGCAAGCAAATGAACTCACGTAAGATCGGCGCAGTGGCTATGATCCTTAGTATCCTGGGCTTTGCTGCGATCGCGGGAGGTGTAGAACATCTCCCCCCAGAGGCAGGTATCAAAGAATGGATCACTCTACTGGGGGCCAGCACCACAGCATTCATCCTGGGACTACTTGGCATTAGCATGATCCATGATTGATGTGGCATAAACACAACAGTTGACAGCCCGCCCGCTTTGCTGCATAATACAAACACTGCAATAACGCAGTAACACACAGGAGCAGTAAATGCTTGCAACAACTAAACTTGTACGTATGTTTGCACGTTTTTACAACGGCGGAGAGGGCTGGGGCTACGCTAACACTTTTACGGACAAGTGCAAGCGGGACGAGGGCTTGCGGCATGTTACATTTAGGTTGCACAGCAAAGCACGGGCAGACAAACTGGCGGAGGAATTGGAGTTTGCATTGTTTGCAGCGGGCTACACTAACAAGGTAAAGCGTACTAGCAGCAAAGGACAAGCTTACAACACGGGCGGCGGGGAATACGTGCGTGTGGTTGCAACTTTGGCATAAAAACAACACACAGCACAGCACTTGACGGAATGCAGGTGCTGTGCAATAATACTAACACTGCAACAACGCAGTAACACACAGGAGCAAGCAAAATGGCTAACAAACAACTTGGACAAATTGTGCGCGGTGTGGTGGGCAAAGGCGGTACGGTGTACAACGATAAGTTGGCGAACGGAACACGAAGCATTAAGGTTGAAAAGTACGGCTGGACGAACAAGGACTACGACGCGGTGCAAACGGCACTGGAGGCTGAGGGTTACACTGTAACACGGCAACTGAACAAGTATAACGAAGTGCGGCTGCACGTGACAGTGGCATAAAAACAACACACAGCACAGCACTTGACGGAACGCAGGTGCTGTGCAATAATACTGACACTGCAACAACACAACAGAGGAAACAAAATGATTGACAACATTAAGGTAGCATTGCAACTGATGGGGCCCGCTACAGTGATTGCAATTGGTTGTGCGGTTTGCGTGGTAGTGGCAGTGATTGCAGAGGTGCTGCGATGAGCAAAGACTTTGCTGATGCTGGATTGTACTTGATGCTGCGGGCTATACAATTTGGCTTGCTGGCACTGGGCTTGTTTGTGTTTGTTGGGCAACTGATTTGGGGCTAAACAACAGTGTGGCATTTTCGCCACACTTGACAACCCCTCTGTTGTAGTGCATAATGCTTACACATTAACACAACGGAGCTAAACAAATGTTTGCAACTGCACGTAACACGCTAGCCCGCGCTGTACTGCGTTACAACAAGCAAAAGCAAGTATACAAATTGCTTGTTGCGTTTAATGTAACAGAGAGAGATAACAACGGTAACTTTAAGTTTCCTGTACAGCAAAAATGCAACTTTGTTAGCGGGGACTTAAACTACGCAACATTACAACAGGACTTGCAACGCACACTGCAACAAGCGCAACAGGTGTTGCGTACGGACAACATTCAAATTGTAAAGTAACAACAACACACATAGTCAACTGTGGCACAAAAGCCACAGTTGACACCCCCGCCCATTCATCATATAATACGAACATGATGAACACAACGGAGCACAACGTGGAAGCAACTCGTAAGAAGCGCACAGATCGCAATCATATCATTTACGAACTGCGTGTACCGCAAGGCAACTATATTGGCGTTACTGCTAAGACAGAGAGCACTGTACTGAAAAGCGTTCGTGCCCGTGCTGCTAAACACTTCTACAGAGCTAAGACTGAAACACGAGCATGGCTGCTGTGCGATGCGCTTCGTGCTGTACAATGCAAAGAAGACATTGAGATACTAGTGCACGAGATTGTACGCGGTAAAGCACAAGCGCACAAGCGCGAAGTAGAGATACGACGCACTGTCAAGCCCACGTTAAACACTGATGTAAGGGGCGATTGACACTGGGGGGTGGGGGCACCAGGGGCGTAATTTGTCAAGCTGTTGCGCACTTGCAACAGCCGCATGTCAAAAGTTCTCAAAAACCCCACTCTAAAAACCTTGAGTTAGACTAGATCACCAGGGGTAGAGATCTCCAAGGCCTGCGAAATTTTTTTTACAATTTTTTTATTGTATATATAGACCGGTCTGCTTAAATATGGGACCATGTCAATTTCGTTAAGTCGTTTGCTATTACGTATGTTTCTCAAGCTTTGGAGTTGGCCCACTGTAGTCACTTTAGGATTATTATGTACAGTATATTGGCTGTCAGACTACCGTACTGCACAGCAATCTCTGCTGGTCATACAGTCTGAAATTCAATCAGCACATGCCTTAATTGAGCAGCAGAGTAGGGCCAGCAGTGCTCAAGCCAGGAGTTCATCCACACAGGATTCTAAGGTCACTGTTGAAGATAGTTTTGAGTTAGAACTTGCTGCATTAGGACTGCGGCTTCGAGTAGTTCGTGAAGCCAGTTGGTCAGCCATATTCAAGATCTGTTCAGTGTGGATCATTCTATTATTCAGTATTCCCATTACTGGTTGGTTAAATAATCGGTTAAATAATTAAGTAAGTAGTTAATCATTTAATAAAAGTATTTTCCGATCTGGCGCTTCGCGCACAGTAATCGGGGCTTAGGAGCATACTGTGATAGAATTTACTGTAGTAGACAATCTCGCCAGCAAATGGATCAAGCTCTGTAGTGATGATCCAGTTCGTCCGGAAATCCCCTGGGAATTTCGAGTAGGAGGGGGAAATAATGTATTTGTATTACATCAAGGTGATCAGCCTTTAAGTGTAGTATGTTGTGCCTATTTAGATCGTGTACCTGCTGATGTGGATGAATTAACCGGGGGAGTTTCGGATAGTAGTTCAGTTGCCGTTTATTATACAGTATGGAGTTACACTCGTGGGTATGGGAGGGAAGTTATATTTCGCAGTAGATCGTGGATTGAGGAAAGGAAACCTCAAATCGTTCAGTTTATGACATTAAGTCCGCCTACAGAATTAGCTCGAGTGTTTCACACCAGTAATGGTGCTGGTATATACAGGATAAATCGAGATTCAGTGAATTATCAGTATATTTAGATTTTAATTCGTGCCAATTGTTTTAGTCTAATCAAACTTTCTTCGAAATCAGCAGTTCTAACAGCGGATGGTGTAGGGCTTTGATACAGGGTGCCGCTGGCTGCGCCTTGTTGTGCTGCCCGTTGAGCTGCAAATTCTCTTCTCATCTGCGCCCTGGTTGCCTGAGTATTTCTTTGACTGGCTATCAAAGCCTGTTCAGCCTGTGCATAATCTGGGTCGCCGGGATTCACAGTTTGGCCATTAAAAGTAATCGGACCATCTGCTCGACCCATTTTTAGAGTACCTTGAACTGAGGTATTTGATTGAGTAGTTGTTGTGCCAGGTGCAGCAGCGGCTGGTTGTGATGCAGTTTGTGGAGCAGATTGTGATCCAGTAAAAGATCTAGATCTAGGTTGTGCGGCAGCAGTTGGTGCAGGTGTTGATTGTCCAGCTCCCATGCTAGCTTCGGGGCTATCGTCTGCTGCTGTAGGTGCAGGTTGAGCCTGTGGTGCAGATATTGATTGTCCGGCTCCCATACTAGCTTCTGGGTTATCGTCTGCTGCTGAGGTAGATGGAGATCTAGTTCCAGCAAGTTGACCTACTCTTTCTGGTGATGGTTCTGATGGTGCTGCTGCTGCGGGTGTTGCTGCCGATGCTGCGGGAGCACTGACTCGTTTTAATTGATTTGCGGGAGCATAGGGCTCTCCTTTAATATTAGTTTGATATTCTTTGCCTTTCCAAGTGAATACCCCGCCTGCACCGCCTGCAGACTTACGAGCAGCAGCAAATGCTTGTCCAAAACTCATATCGTCAAATGAACCGCCTGCGGCTGCTGCATTTGGTTTGTTATCAGCTTTCTGATCAGCATTCTGATCACTACTGCCAGCTTGACCTGCTTGGTAGGCCACGGCTCCCACGGCACCTGCTCCGGCTGCTAAACGGGCAGCATCTTGTGCCTTGCTGGCTGTACTAGCTGCTGGCATAGGTTTTGGTGCTCCTGCTGTGGCCGCTGTAGCTCCTCCTGCTGCGGCTGCTGGTCTAGCTGCTCCGCTACTAGCTGCACTTCCACCGGTTACATTAGCGCCTGTTGCGGCACCTCGATTAGGACTACCTGCTCCAGGTACATCGACAGTTAAATCACCGGGTTTTGGAGCTGGGCCGCTACCTGATGGAGGAGCTCCTCTCTGTTGGTAAGCACGTACCGCATCGCCTGCACCCATAGTAGTTTCTGGATTGTCCGCAGCGGCTTTTGAAGCAGCAGCAGCATCATCGGCTTTAGTAGCGGTACCTCGAGTTGCGGGTTTAGAAAAAATGTTTCTTACTGCACCAATAACTCCCTGTTCATTAACTATCACATCTAAAATTTTCATAGTTGTAGATCCTATTTTAGATTATTTAGTTCTGATAAATAATTTTATGTATGAAGATTTAAGAAATTGGAGATTACTAATAGAAGGTAAAAAAGAATCATTAGTATTAGATTCTTTGCCCTATAAGAAAACTGAGTTATTGCCTGCTATCAGTCAAGACACTTTAGACTATCATTATGGGCATTTAGCCAAAGGTTATGTAGAGCGATTCAACAGTAATCAAGGTGATCGCGATTTCAATCGAGCAGGTGCATTTTTACACAATATTTTATTTTCACAATACAAACAGTATTCTACCGGCAATAAACCAAAAGATTCTGTTCATGATTTCATTGAAGATCTTTTCGGCAATTTCAAAAGTTTTCAAGAAGAATTTGCCAAAGTAGCCATGGGTATTCAGGGTAGTGGGTGGGTATATTTAAGCAAGAGTGGGCAAATTAAAACTATAGTAAATCATCAAATAAAAAATGATATACTTTTGCTCGTTGATTGGTGGGAACATGCGTGGGCCTTAGACTATCAGCATGACAAGGCCAAGTACCTAGAAAACCAATGGCGTATAATCAATTGGGCAGTAATTCAGCATAGATTACAGACTAGCTAAACGTTTTAGACTAATTTTTTGATTATATAATTCAAGCAGTTCATCCACCGCAGCAGATCTATCTGACTCGATCACTCTAACCGCAATACCTTTAGCAGCAGCCCATTGGTTGCAATTATCTTTTCGATCATCTACCAGGATATCACCAGGTTTTGCATGTTTAAATTTATCTGCACTGTAGGGACCGAATCGTATTCTAATATCGGGGTAATGTTCTTGAATCCATTCAAATTTATCTTGAAATGAATCTGGCACATCGTTATTTCTGGGTACAGCGGTCAAAATAAACAGATCCCATCCTAATTCTGATTTAAATTTTTTTGCCAAATTGACCAAATCGTCGGCAATTTCAGTTTTATCTAATGATCTAAAAAGATTCGGATATTTTTTAAGTTTTTCCCAATCCTGTTCTTTCCAATGTCCTGACTGTTGAGCCTGTAGTTTTTCCTGTTTTGATGCTTGGAGTATCAGAGCAGCCTTGGAGTTAAAATCTGCTAAAACTCCATCCATATCTAAATAAATTGTTGGCATTAATCACCTATGCTAAGTTTTTGATCATAAAGTTTATCTATCAATATCTGTAGAGCTTTAACAGAATCGCTATTTCTCAAACTTTTGTATACCAAGTTAGCCACATGGAATTCACCTTGATCTGTGGCCAAGCCTAGTTTACGATATTTACGTAGTAATTTTAGCACAGTTCTCATTATTGATAAATCACTAGTTTGGATACTTTGTTGAATAATTTTAGTCCAAACGTTGACCATATGATTCAGTTCTTCGGGATCATATTTAGGAGGTGTTTTATTTGGTTGTCTAATCCATTGTTGATTTAAGATGCTGTAGGCTGCACCCACAGTGGGGGTAATTGAATCCTCTACTCCTGGTTCTACTGGTATACCGTAAATTTTGATATCATGATCTTTTTTGTATAGTAAACGTTTGCTATCAAAAAGTTCAGCAACTTCTCGATCACAATCAATCTTACTGTAGTCTACTACCAGATGCAGATCTAAGTCGCTGTATTTGGTATATGTATAGTTAGCCTGTGCCCCGGCTATGATCACATCTTGAACTTGGGTAGGAACATCTAAAAATTGTCGAAAATGTTTTGCAATTTTCAGTAGATGTGATCTAACCTCTGGTTTTATTTTACCGTCATGCCAGATTTTAGGGTTGAGCTGATTATTATATCCAATAGGTTCTACAGCCAGTTCGATAAATTTCATAATTGTTATTTATAATGTTAAATATTTTAAATTATCTATGCATATGACAAAATCACTTGTGGGTCAATTATTAATTGCCAATCCTTCTAATCCCAAAGACAGTTTAGAAGGTAGTGTAATTTTAATAGTAACTCACAACAGTGATATGACATTAGGTCTACAGATTAATCGTCCCATGATCGATATAGATCTCCGAGCGGTCAGTGAACAAATCGGAGTGTTTCTTGATGTAGATGATCCTATCTATTTTGGTGGTACTCTAAACAATAACAAGATACATGTCATACACAGTAATGATTGGACCGGATTAACATCTGTCAAAATTAGCAAGGATCTCAGTCTCACCAATGATCTCAGTGTATTAGCGGCCATAGCGGCCAATGAGGGGCCGGAGTATTTCAAAGCCTGTGCTGGATTTTGGGCATGGGAGCCCATGCAACTGGAAAATCAATTAGATAATAAAAATAGTAAAGTAAAATACAGATGGGAATTAGTAAAAGCATCCAGTGATCTTGTATTCAATACAGAATTAGATCACTGGCATACGGCTATGCAGATTGCAGCTAAACACAAAATTAGCAGTTGGTTCTAATCTTTTTCCGGATTAAGTTGATTCAAAATGCTTCTTATCATAGGAGCATTATTAGTTATTTTTGTCTGTTTATTTTTATTATCTGAGTTGTCGCTGCTAGTAGTAACCTGACTAGTTCTTTTTAGAGTAGAGATTACGGATTGGGTAGAATTTGAATGGTATTGTTCTTTGAAACTTTGTTCATCCTGTTCATTAAGGTCTGAAATTCTCAGGGTATCGATATTGAATTCCAAGTCTACCTTTTGTCCAACACCGCTACTGGATCTTGTTTTCATAAATTGAATTTGATAGCGTCCTCGTTCTTTCATTGCTCTACTAGTAAAAATACCAATAACATTATCTGCTGTTTGAATTTTACTCAGACCGCCGGAAATATGACTGTGATCAAATTCAATTTCTTCCACTGCTGATCTATTCAGCTGACTAGCTGTAACTGTGATACATTGTGTTTCCATTGCTAAATTTCTTAGTTCTTCACTGACATATTTGTCTTTTACAAACAGATCGCTGGGCGATACCTTCACACTTAAAGGCATCATTAAATCTAGATAATCTATTAACAAAACGTCGGGTTTTTGACCTGTTTTGACCTGATATTCCTTCAAATAGGCCTTTAAATCATTAACATTTTTACCTGAGGGCATATATTTAATCTGTATATGTCCCGAGCGTTTTTCCAACATTTTTACCTTAAGTTCTACGTCGTCGATGCTTCTAAAAATTTCTCTAGTGCCAATACCAGTAACCATACTATCCAGTCTCATACTGACTAATCCTTCAGAAAGTTCAAAAGTTAGATAGATAACGTTCAGACCGTTCAATGCCCAATTTACGGCCAAATTGGCCAAGAACAATGATTTACCGCCCCCGGAAGCAGCAGCAAAGATATTCAATTCTCCTCTATTAAATCCGCCATACAGCTTTTTGTCCACACTGGGCCATCCTGTACTAATTTGGCCATTATTACTTTTTAGTTTTTCTAATCGACCTCGAGGATCTTCAAAATAGTTTGTGCCCATATCTTTATTCAAACTGATTTGAATAGCGTCTTTAATCAATTTTTCTACGGGGCCGTACTCGCCCTTTTCCAGAAGATCTGCGCTGGTCACAATAGCTCTTTCCAATCCTTTATGTCTACTGAAATTTTCAAATTCGTTCATCAACCAATCAAAGTTTTCTTTTGGTAGTTGTAGTTGTTGCAGATCTATTTTACAAGCAGCATTAACAATTTGTGGTTCGGGCATGATCTTGTATTGATCAACGTAGTCGCTAATAAATTCTGCAGTATTTTGTAATCTTTGATCGAAGTTTTTAAAATCAAAAATGTTCTGACAGCGAATAAAGGTTTCTGCATCTGAAAGAAACATTTCTAGATATAATTTCTGCATATCATACGAGTAGTTTGTATTAGGCATTTTGATTTTGAAGTTTCTTCTTTAATAGTTGAATTTTAATTTCGCCTTGAATTTTGTAATGTAAAATAGTTATCAAGGTATAAAGTCTACCAAATTTTTTTACTGCATCTGCAACATCTTTAATTTCTTCACCCCATGGTGGTAAACTTACTGACCAATTATTTGAAATACAATAGTTCAACAATTTAGAACCTGCTCGATCTCTATCGGGTACACAAATAACTTCTCTATTCAATGAATTAATTCTCACTATCTGTGCGTTATTAGGTTCATTAGTCAGTAATGCTATCCCGTCGATAGAAATAGCATCAAAAGGTCCTTCGGTTAGTATTACAAATTGTTTATCAAGATTTTGTTTATCAATATTGAATACGTATCCAGATTGGCTTTCAGTTAGATATTTAGGATTACCCGAAGAGATTTTCCTTGCAGTATAACCTACAATTTTATGATTTTGATAGAATGGTACAATAACTCTATCTCGATACCCAGGCATTTCACTCCAATGCCAATCATACCACTCCCAATTCATTTTTCTTTGTTCTATCACATAGTCGATTACATCTAATAAATCATCATGGGGTTTTTGTTCCAACACCCATTGGTCTATAGATTTTGTATTATCAGGTAATGATATTTCATGTAAATCTAAATTGATAGATTGTGGTGTTGTAACTGCTGCTTTTTCTTTTATTTTTAAAGCTATTAAATTAAGTTTTCCAACATCAGATTCGGATAGACCTAACCATAAAAATAGTTTTTTAGTATTTCTACTGATCTGTTTTCCAGGTGTCCATCCTGCTTTGAAATTACAGTTAAAACAGTGATATTGAAAGCTATCATTGCCGATCTGTTTTATACCTCCACGTTTTCGTGTATCGCGTGTTTGTCCGTTATGATGACAACAGACCGCGTTGAAACTAGTCCAACCGCTGGGTGTGATTTTTCTTTTAGGCGGTAACAGATTTAAAAGTGTAATTAGAATATCGTTCACACTTTGATTTTAGCTTCTATAAAGAATTTTGTCTAGTGTGCCTCTATAGCTTTGATTATCTTTATTATTCAAATCCCCGGGACCTAACGCCGGTATATAAACGAACATCACATATGAGTATATGCCATTAAAATTTACATAGTCAATACCAGTATAACCAGAATAGGTAATAGTGTTGAGTGTAGCATAGTAAGCAGTATCATTTGGGTTATTGTTTAAAGTTCCCATAATTTTCAAAGAACCTTTAAACCCTGTCATATAAATTGCTGCGGTATGCAAAGCTGTATTACCGTTATATTGAGGTTCTGCATAGATAGCTCGACTCTTGTATTCATACAAGTTTGTAGACGCATTAAAACTATACGGAAAATTGCTTATCTCAGTACTGGGTTGTAAAACGGGATAAACATCGTCACTCAAGTACAAGGTACCGTTTATACCATAGTAGGTATTTGAATAAGTTGGGATATATGAATTATCAGATTCTAATTTTTTAATACTGTAAGTATAGCTAGACTTGTCTAAATCCAGTGTATCACTTTCACTCAGAGTCAATACTGCTAGTCCTTTTGTACTAGTTGTGCCCTGATCAATAATTTCTAATTGTTTTTCTATTAATAATCTCTGATTAATTGCATCAAACATGCTAAAGACATAAGTTTCGGTTGAATAAACTCTAATGCGTTTCTGGTCACTGTTTTTAAATTGTACTCGAATTGAATTTTTCAATCCTTTTTGAACTTTTAAGTCTCGTTGATACATAACGTTATTGACTCCAAAAACTGTTGGATCCAAATCTAATATTACATTCAAAATATTTTGGTATAAATAGACTGGTAAATTTTGCATACATATATTTATTAGAAGATGTCTACACCATTAGAGTTCCAAAAAAATTATCCTTTTATCAGTTGTTTAAAAAGTAACGAGACAGAATACGTTGGTATAATCATCAACCTTGACGAAAATGTTGCTAGTTTATATGATATCAGTGTAATAAAGGATAGAGAAGATAGAAAATTTTTCTTAGAAATGGGTGAAATTTGGTGGTGGGAAAGCAATAGAAAAATACCTATTAATATTTTTTTAAAAAACGAAATGCAGATTTTCAAGTTTGCAATCAAAACCTTTAATAGCAAAGATATAGATGTAATATTTGGACCAGTGGTCAATCTTAGTGAAATTGCTGAAAAAAGAATTAAAAGAAAAAGTATTCAATTAGTTCGAGCTGTTCGGTCAAAAAATTAAATCTCAGTTAAAAATTTTTCGCATAGTAGATTCATGTGTACTGTGACCAAAGTTGCATAGGCAATTCCATGACTTTTCTTAAAATAATAATCGTTGTTAGAGGGTTTAAGCCAAATTTCTTTTTCTATTGTAGACCAATCCTGTCCAATCAAATATCTTTTAGCTGGTCTTATCAATGCTAAAACCATAGCCAATTGTTCAATAGTTTTAGGTTTCATTTGACGTAATATCTGTCCATGGCCATTTACATGAAAGAGATTATCAGTAAATTCATCTTCTAATAACAATTCCCAAATAGGTTCTGTGTTCAATAGATGATCTAGATGTTCAGGTGATTTTACGTTTTGATATATAGAAACATTCAAAAGATCTATTTTGAAATATCCTCTTGTTTCTGCTTCTTTATAATCGATAGATGCTGTTCCGGTTAATGGATTAAAAGGTATATTGTGAAAGTATACACCAGTATTATGTTTTTTGACTGTGTTATTTTCTATAATTGCAGCCGGGATATGCTTTAATTTTTTAAGGATTAAAGTTCTATCTGGAAAATCAATATCAATATCCATTTTCTATTTCTTCTAGTGTAGGAGCGTAGTTACCTTGTTTTTGAACAGTTAGTCCTGCTGCTATATTGGCAAATTCTATTGATTTAGTAATGTCTTTAGTAATTAAAAACTGATATGCTAAGGCCGCCAAAAAGGTATCACCGCAGCCGCAAACATCGACTACGTCCACAGACTTTGTAGGTACAATGATTTCTTCTAGATTATTTTTAAACATAGCACCTTTATCACCTAATGTAACAATCAAGTTACTAGGCAAACTACGAGCGGTTTTATATTCCAATTCATTTATTTTAATAAAAACATTCCTGCTGCTAATATCAGCTAACTGGATTTTTTTAGTGTCTATGAAAACTGGACCAGAGGATTGTTTAATTATATTTTCAATATTTTCATATGTTAAAAATCCCTTGTTATAATCTGAAATTATTACTGCATCATATTCTTTTATTGCACCGGGAGTTTTACCGCTCCAATTACAAACTTTAGGTTCATTATCGACTCTTAATAAATGTTGACCGGATCTTTTATCAATAAATCTTGTCTTGGTTACTTTTTCTTCATTATGAATAAAATCTACAGATAATCCTAAATTCCTTAAATTCAAATATACGTTACTGGCCATACCCGGTAGGGTATATTCTTCTATAAGTTTAATGACAGGTACTGGTGCTTCTGGACTAAGTCTGTCCACAGTTCCAATCTTGTATTCGTCAATGCAACTATCGCCTATCAGTAATACGTTGAATGATATTTGTTGTTGAGCATCCATTTACTAAATCAAAAAAGATAATTTGGGGAATTAATTCTTGTCCTACGATTCGTTTACCTTGATAATCAGATCCTTTTACCATAATATCAGGATTGTATTCTTTTATGATATTAACTAGGTCCTTTTCGTTATCAAACGTCATAACAATATCTACAGATTTTAAATTATATAATAATAATTGTCTATCGTCTTGGTTATTGATAGGTCTAGAATTTCCTTTTAATTGTTTTACCCTGTTGTCAGTGTCTATAGCAACTAATAATTGATTACCTAGGCTTTTAGCATAGTTAAGTAAGTTTATATGACCCCTATGCAAAATATCAAAGGTTCCATTAACTATAATTTTTTTCATTCAATGTACTATGGAGTTTTGTTAAATCAGCACAGGTATATTCTTGATATTGTGCTCTTAGGTGCTCAGGCATAGAGATATATTCAATTTTTGCATTATATTTTTCTGCAATAGTTTTAGCCACAGTTTCAAAACTAGTTGGTTTTCCTGTACCTACATTCCAGATTCCCGTTTTCTTAATATTAAAAAATTTTTCATGAATATCAACAACAAGTTCAACAGGTACAAAATCTCTCAGATATCTATCACTGTTTTCAAATAACTTAATGACCCCAGTTTCTTGGGCCTGTTTAGAAAACATATGATATGGACTCGGTTGATCCTTATGATCTTCATGAGGGCCGTATACGTTAAAATACCTGAATCCCTGAACATATATATTTTTAAATTTATGTGTTTCTACATGTCTATCAAAAAGATATTTGCTCCATGCATATGGACTTTGAGGACTTTTAGCAGCGTCTTCTTTGAAATTTTTATTAAGACCATACACACTAGCACTACTGGCATATTGCAGATTAACTCCAGCCATTTGACATGCCATTAATATCACGCAACTAAAATCATGATTTTGTTTCATGATCTTTTCAACATCTTTTTCAGCTGTAGAACTAATTGCGCCCAGATGGATACACCAATCTAACCCCTCAAATTCCGGAGTATCGTCTCCCCATTCATACAATGTTAATTCATGTTTATCTTTTAGAGCGTTAACTATGTTTTGACCAATAAATCCTTTATATCCTGTGATCAAAATTTTCATTTTTGACTATCACCTTTCATAACACGATAGTTGTCCTCAACACTATCTGGTGTACTAACTTCAATAATAGTTCCTTCTGCTATACAAATAATTTGATGAGGTAACAGTGGAGTATTTCTCCAAACATTGCCTTCATTTAATTCGTTTTCGTGTATTGTAGCTGTTTTAGTATCAATATGTCTAACAAGAAATTTACCAGACAAGATATACCATGTCTCGTCTTTTGTAGCATGGAAGTGCATACTGAATTTAGCACCTTTATTAAATTTCAAAAGTTTGCCACAATATTTGTCATTAGTAGCCCAAATAAGTTCATGTCCCCAACCCTTTTCAACAAATCCTTCTAATCTCATAAATCACCGCCTTCTGCTAATTTTAGCATCATACTATACTGTTCGTAAGCCTTTTGAACAGCAGGATAATTATTTCTTAGTTTTTTTTCACGTTCTTTTTGTTCCATGATCATGTTGAACATATCATAATGCCCTTTAGCTCGCATATGATTAAAAACCTGTGATTCGAACTCGGCAATTTTTTCTAATTCACTGAATGCGATTTCAATAGTATATAGTGGTTCAGTGTCCTGTACTGTATGACTATCAACAATATTTAGATCGTTCGGATATTGGAAATATGAGGTATTCAGTTTAGTATATGTGTATGCTCGTTTGTTTGTATCAAGGATCTTTATGTTATGATCATAACAAAATTTTTTGAGTATATCTTTTTCTTTCATAATTACATCCATTTCAATGCAAACCATGTGCCTTCCTTTTCGTTATAAAATGAAAACACAGTTTGACTAGGGATTTGTTTTCGCTCATTCCAATCGAATCTTCCTGTTGAAAACGCAAAGTCAAAATCTTTTCCTACTTGCAATCCTTTATTTTTTAAAGAATTCACGATATCGCTTATTTCAAACGTATTTTTTCCGTATATTGTAATTACAATCATTCAATACCGGTTTCTTTACAAATTTCCTTAACAAGAACAACATCTGCAGGATGCTCTTTAAACTTTTTCAACCAATGAGGTAAATCAAACGCAGGGGCGATAATATTTAACTGTTCATCGCTCATATTTTTTAACATTTTTTGTCCACCGTTACAGTTTAAAACTAGCCATAAACTAATTTTACCATTAACGATATCGTGAACTGCCTTGTTTAGGCTAACATAAAAAAAATAATGTGCAAAAGTTGAATTGTGGTCATCAGCCCATTCCATCATAGTTTGAAGAGAACGTTGAACAGCAGATTCAACAGGTTCTGTCTTTAATACATCATATAGATATTTCTCGTATAGACTATCTTTACACCAATTGTCTAATTTAGCACCACTTTTAATTACGTAATCAATAAATTTATCTGGATAGATAGGATTAACATTATTAATAAAGCTACCAAATTTTACAAAAGCATTGTAATAACTACTATCTGCAAATTCATCGTATGTTTTATTCTTTTTTAAATTCTGTGTCAGTTGCCAGAATCTATTAAATGCCATAAATCCGGCTTGAACACGTTTTTCATCTCGTTGAAGATGACGACGTTTTCTTTCACACATATGTGCAATTAAAGTCTTATCTTTCATAAAACTTTTATCGCAATGAACACATTTATAAGGTTGTGCCACTAAATCAATCATTTTTTACTATTCACAAAATCCAATAAAGGTAATAGAGGGTGAGGATAAATTCCGTATCTACTGCCCAATTGGTGAGGATCATTGCTATTAGTACATGCAAGTCTATGATCAGTTGCTCGAGGGCATCTTTTATTGCCGCAAGTATTACAGACTATCATTGTAACTAATGCTAAATTAAGCATCATACCCGATAAAGGATTTCCATCTTCTTGTAGAATAGGAATATTTTTCTTACATTCATAACACCAACAATCATTCATATTCTTTACGTTGTTTTTTATCAAATCCTACATCATCGAACAATTTTTCTTTATCTTCTTTAGTCATCATTTTAGCCATAATTTTGATATCATCTAACTTCATAGACGGATATATATTAGCAATTAATTTTTCAATTTTATTTTCTTTTGTCTTTTTTCCTGCTGCAAGATAAGGATGATAAAATGGTTGACCAATGCCCACAGATGAAAACAATTTCCAAAGTAAAGATTTATGATTTTTACTGAGATCCCAATGATTTTTATTTACTAGTTCATTGGTTCTTTCTAGAAACCATTCTTGAATTTCTCTATCTCCCTGTGCATTACTAGTATAACGCATTAAGATAAAAGGACTAAACAGTTTTTTCTCCTGTTCGGTTAAATTATCATAAAAGTCTTTATTTCTTAAATCAACAGCCGATAGTTCTCGCTTAATATCTAATTTAGGTTTATTCATGATCTTTAGATAAATGATATGTGGTCATTAATTTATCGAGAGCAGATTTTACAGCAGGATTAGTTTCTGCAAGTTTTAAAATTTTTTGCCATTCGCCATATGGTCCGATTGCAAAACCAGAATTAGAAGTTCCTATCCCTAAATTTCCGCTCGAATCCAATGTCATTTTTGGTTGATAGTAGTTCATAGTTTAAACTCTTTTCCATTTTTCACAAAATATATTCAAAGATATCCATTCTCCAAATTCATTTTTTCCTAGAAGTGGCATTTGTTTACTTAAAACAAATCCAGCTTCTACAAGTTTATTCCTTACAATGTTTGGATCTTTATAAACTTGATGAGTATCTCCATGTAGTTCTATATAGATAGTTTCGAATCTTTGTAAAATATCGTTTCTTGTTGATAAAAGTATATCAAATTCTGAACCTTCGCAGTCTATTTTTAAAACCATATTATTATGATTAATTCTATTATCAACTAAGAATTTTTCTAGTGTAATTGTAGGAGTTGATTCTCCTTGATCACTTATTTTACTCAATCCACCCTGATCAATAATTTTGACAAATTTTCCAAAATCGTCAAGTACAGCAAAATTAAAACAATCAATATTTGAATGAGAAATCGTATTATTAATCAGATCAATTTTATAGATAGTAGGTTGAGCTTCTATAGCATAAATTTTTTGTGCAGATAGTTCATGACACAGTAACGAAAACATACCCACGTTAGCGCCTATATCAATTACAATTTTGTTCTCAATTTCATGTTTCTCGACATTATAGGCATTTGTTTTAAAAATTTCATCATAGATAAATTTATTTTGTTCTTCTAAGGATTTGTGATCTACAGGTATATTTTTTGCATTAGCATAGTACCATTCTTTATTATATTTTTTTGCTAACCTTAGGTAATTTCTAAACAATGTTTTCGGCCAATCTTTAATCAAAGTAGTATCATGTACAGTGCCTTCTCCTTTATGATAGATTGGAAAATTGCCAACATGTACTAACATATTACTCAAAAATTCTTTTGAAACTATTTCGCAGACTTCAAAACCGGCTTTTTCTGCTTCTATACAAAATTCAATATCTTCGCCACCGCCTACTCCATATTCTTCATTAATTAGTCCGATTCGATCAAACACTTTCCTGGACACCATTACACAAAAAAATACACCAAATGTAGTATTTGCTGCTTCAGATTTAATTTTTAAGGGGCAAGTAATTCCGCAATTCTCATTTTGTTGAAAAGGTTGAACTAATTGTTCAATCCAGCGATGTTTAGGTTGAGGTAGCAAAATTGAATCATTGCTCATTAGGATAATATAATCGCTAGTAGCCAATTTAATTCCTTCATTAGTAGCTCGACTATATCCTAGTGGTTTTTCGTGCCATGTAATTTTCAAATGATCTTCAAATCCTAACTCAGTAAACTTTGTTTTTAAATTACCAAGAAATTCTAAAGTATTATCTACACACCCGTTTGCAGAAACAATTAATTCAACTTGACTCATATTGGTATATTTTAAAATTGCGTCAATGCATGGCTTCAACAAATCATCACAATGGTTATAAGTTGGGACTACGATGCTATATTTCATGTTAATTTTCTTTGCTCAAATAATAAATTGATTTCAATTTTTCTATTTCAATTTGCAATGCTGGATTATTTTTAGATGCTTTAAAAATTTCAATTATTTCTGCTTGTTCTTTTTGATCTTTAAGCCATTCCAAATGATCAATTTCTAATGATGGATATGAAACATAATTTGTGTAGTTAATAGGTGGATTTAAAGTAAAGTCGAAATTTAAATTAAGATCTTCTAGAATAATTTTTCCTGTAATATCTTCATTGTCTTTTGAATTATCGTTTTTCATAATTACCAACATTTTGTATAGTCAACAATTTCACTTTGTCTACTGACTTCTTTAACAAAGTAAGCACAAATAGGTTTTGGTCCTGAATGTAATGGTGTACAAAGTAGTTGACCTTGTCTCATTTTAGGAAAATACCATTTAACATCTTGATATATATCTAAAATATCAATTTCATAAAATTCAGGTTTAAAACTTGACAGTGGGTTAAAACAAAATGTTTTGAATCCTCTATCGTTTAAACTGGTAAGAGGTAGTACCTCCATATCAGGTCCTTCAGGATCGCCGACTATTGTACACCAATCCAATGGCATAGTAATTTCATGCGAACCTATCTTAAGTACAACGGCTGGTCCTGTGAAACTTTCTAAAAATATCAAAGGAATAAAAAAATGATCCGGATTTTGATTATCGCTATTGTCTAAAATTGCAAATCTAATATCATCTTCTATTTCTTCAGGAAGATCGTTTAGATAAAATGCATTGTTTTCTAGTGTTAAAATCTGCATTGAAAGTCTTTCTTTTTTAATTTATTAATAGTTTACACTCATAAGCCAATTGTTTGCAAATTTAAACGTAACTAAGTTTTTGTATTTCAAATGGATATTTGGCTTCTTTATAAAATTTTTTACGTTCTGTCAAGTGTCGTTTAGCGTATTTTGTTGCTGCGGTAAGATCCCAGATTTGGACGAAGTCTTTATCTTCAGCCTTTCTAATACCTCGTCCAATTGATTGTATAACCCTAACAAAGCTTTTTCCGGGTTCCAAAAGAACCAAATTAAAAATACGAGGGATATTAATACCCACAGCGGCCACACCATAAGTCGCCACAATAATCTTGTCGTTACTAGTTTTAATTTCGTCATATTCTTCTTTTCGATCTTTGGTTTTTACTTTGCCCGATATGAAAACACTATTAGATAATTTTTGTGATAAAAAGTCACCCGACTCGATTCTATCAACAAGAACAAGTGTATTACCAGTTAATGAAATATTAGCTATACGGTTAGCGATCCAGGTCATTCTAGTATTATCAGTCACTAGAAATTTAAGTTCTTCAGCATAGCTACCGAATTCTTTCCATTCTGATGTTTGAATTATATTTACATGGCAATTAGCCAGTACACCCTTTTCTTGTAATTCGTGTGCAGCTACACGATTTATAACTTCGCCTAAGCTTGCACGAAGACTTTGGAACTCAAAATCTTGTTTAGGAACTGTGCCTGTTAGTCCCCAACGAATGCAAGCATTTGAAAGATTTTGTGTCAATAATTTTTTTAGAACCTCGGCTTTAGCCATATGTACTTCATCAACCATGACACATTGAACACCATCTAAAAACTCAGCTAATGACAGTAATTCTTCGTCATTTTTAGATTTTTTCTCTAAAATATTCAAACTTTGCCAAGTTGCAATAGTATGTGTTTTACCAATATCTTTTCTGTCTCCGTAATAGACTCCGACGTCAAGACCGCAGTTAATAAAATCTTCTTCTGTTTGTTCGACAAGACTTTTGTTTGGGACAATCGTAATAGTTCTTCCATATTTTTCACATATTTTTGCTAAAGTTGCGGTGGTAATAGTTTTTCCAAACCCAGTTGCAATTTCCTGTATACATTGAGGGTTTTCTAAAAATTTATTGATTACTATAACTTGATCGTCACGTAATCTAATTGGTTGACTTTCAAACCGATGACCTTTAGGCCAGCATTTTTCTCCCCAAAAATCACCAGAAATTTGGTCAAATTTTAAGGATACGTTATTACGTCGATCGTCAACTTCTATATAGTAATTTTTTTCTTCAAGATATTCAAGAATTTGTGGCAGCATGGAAATGTAGGAAGTTCCGCCGAGACCAAAAAAACTCACAGTACCGTCCCATCGACCCAATTTATAGGCCGGTCGATACCTTGCAGTGGGGTCTTCATACTTGAATTTTCGTACCAAAGCTTTTCTTGCATCAAGATCTAAATTTTCAATTTTGATGTTGACTTCATCTTTGATAACAATTTTACAGGTTGACAAAATTCAATTCCTTTTGTTTATTAGGTTCGCAAAAAAATATCAAATTTTCTCTATTTTTGAAAAAATCTCGTATCGTGTAGTGGACATTTATTCTTCCAAGACTAATTACACTGTTAAATTTCATTTTACTGCTGATGATTGGTTTAGGTAGTTTTATACTCACTAAGACGAATTTTGTTTTTTCAGAAATTGGATTATTCAATTTATTAGACCTCACAAAATCATTGAAATTTTTACTGTCTTTATTGGGTAATCTAAACATTACACTCATTTCGTCATTACTATATCCTAATTTGATTAAAAAATCAAAAATCATTTCAGTTTTTTGCAGTTCACTTCCACCAGGTATGACAAACAAGATTGGTTTTGTAAATTTAATTATATCGGCTAAGCAATCTATCGAGTTTGTAGAGCTATCAATTTCTAAGAAATGTGGATTTTCATTAGAAAGAAAGGTTCGTACCACTTGATTCAAATTGATCTTATCGAGATATGTAGAAATACTTTCATTCCAAGTAAAAATGCCAGCTTTTCTTGCCTCGAACAATGCAGTAACAATATCAGTTGACTGTAGTTTT